AGCAAGAGCCTCGCCTTCCTTGTAACCAATAGTTTTGCTGATACTTAGTGAGCGTTTGAAATAATTAAATGCTTTGCTGAGATCAAGTTTGTCGCGGTAGATGTTTCCTATATTGGCCAATACAACTGACATACCGAGCTGGTTGCCAATTAACTCGCGCATGGCAAGGGAACGCTCATAGTATTCCAGTGCTTTGGTTGTATCTTTGAAATCCTGATAATAGATCTTGCCAATATTGTTGTACACCTTGCCGAGTTCAACATACTGCTTTTTCATCTCAAAAACCTGCATCGCTTCCATCATCATCTCCAATGCGAGATCGCTTTTGTTCCATTGCCAGTAAACAAGTCCCAGGTTCATGGTCAGCACTGCATAGCGCAATGAATCATTCAGTTCCTGATACAACTGCATTGCCTGCCGGTAGTTTTCTGCAGCTTTGTTATAATCTCCTGTTGAAAAATAAATAGTGGCCCTGTTTGTGACCGAGGATGCCAGTTGGTCTTTAAGGTTCGCTTTTCGTGCAAGTTCCGATGCTTTGTCGTAATAGACTATAGCATTCTGGTAGTCAGCAAGATTCTTATACACCAGGCCAGTATTGATATAGGCACGACACAGTTCTGTATAGTTTTCAGTTTGCTCCAGTGCACGTACTGCTTCATTCAAGTATTTCAAAGCCAGAGGGTAATCGCCTGAAAGACTGGCTGTTTTGCCCATTGATACCAAAATAACACCTTTCATATTCTTGAGACCAGCTTTTTCGGCATAGTTAATTGCCAGGGTATCCGTTTCCAGACTTTTGCCGGGAGAAATATCGCGATATAATTCAGAAAGATAAATAAGGGTTTCAATGCGTTCGCGCCCGGTTTGGTTGCTGATAATGCGGTTCAGGCTGTCAATCTTTTTCATGTCAGCTTCGGCATAAAGCTGAAAAACAATAAAAAATGCCGGCAATAACAAAAGTTTTGTGTTCAATTTGGCGACTTTTTTAATGAAAATAACAGTTCTTTTTCTCATCCCAAATATAGTATTTTTTGCAGATTACAGACAAATTTTTTACACCGAAAAAGGTAAGGTGAACCTGACGGTATGCAGACCAGCCGGCTTATATTTGCTGACGTTGCATTCACGAAAAAAAACTTTTGGATTTGTATACCCGATTTTTATCACTTCGCAATGATGAGTACCCGGGTGAAAGGCACCAAAAAAAAATCAGAGCGGGAAACGGGATTCGAACCCGCGACCCTCAGCTTGGGAAGCTGTTATTGCAACATTTGTAAATAACTATATATAAAACTGTTATGGTTGATTCTCAAAAAATATTCTGAAACAATTATGAAACTTCTGCAAGAATTTGTCATTTTTTGACCTTTTTCCATGAGAAATTCAGCTTCCAAAGAACAGTCAAATATACATCTTTATTGAGCATATCCCAATCGAGAACAAACAGTGTTTCTTTTTTTGTCAGCAATGCTCCGGATGGCCCAAACCCGAATTCATCAGGAGATCTTCCTGTACTGAATCCAGCGAAGTACTTATTCACTGGTGGATTTTCAAACGTGTAAGTTGTATAGTGGTTTATTGCGACAGGTTTCCTGTTCGCTATCTCAGGTTTAAAGAATACTGGCCGGTTTTTAGTGATCATCCAGTCAAGGATAACAAGAACAGAACTATCATTAGCCAGGGTATCACGTCCGAAAACCTCTGCATGGTACTGCCTGAGAATTTCACCGGTATCAACTTTTGCAGGAACCTCAACATATACGATCTTGGCCGGTAGTGGCTTTATTTCAGGATATGGGTTTGGGATTGAGTCTCCCGGTATGGTATCAATTCTAATTTCTACCCGGGGCTCGGTACATGGATTGCAATCCTGGCACCGGTGACATTGACCCATAATGATGATAACAATAAGGAGCACTACAGAAAGTGCCCAGGGAATTATTCTTGTATCCATCTGCTCACTGATTTGATTTGTTTTTTGCTTCTTCGTTTGCGGTAAACTCCATCGCCCTCTCTGGAACCATCTCCGTTCGTGTTGCCTTCGACTGTTATGACGTTGCCAGAATTATTCTTCCAGACTTCATCAATGAATCCTACATGACCGATCCGTTTCATGTTGACGTAATAGATCCCAAACACATCTCCCGGAAGACTATTCTCAGGATCGATCAACCTCTGCTTAGGAAACCACGATGGCGACCATGCAGGGGCATTCTTAGGTATGGCAAGGCTATTCTCAATATGGCAATAGGTTACAAAGGCTGCGCACCAGGCGTAGCCTTTTCCAAGGCCCGTAGACCTCAAAAACATCTCCACCTCTTTACCGTCATTGTTCCCGGTAAGTTCGCGGACTCCGATATGCTTTCGGTAGGTTCTGATTAACTCATCCCTGCCACCAGTATAGCCCAGGAGATAAGTAAAAAGCCCCAATACAATAATGAAAACAAGCCTCTTTGCCATGGCGTTAATAGAGTGTTTTTTGTGAGAAAATCGTCAAGTGTGCGGTAAACTTCTCCGGCCGACAGTTTCAGGATTAGCCAAATTAGGGCGTGACCGAACAGTATGCCTGCTGTGCCTAACAGAAACGCTTGAAAAATACCTACATCGTAAACGCCGGCTGTTTCGTCTATCATCCTAAGGATGGCAGAGCTATACCACCAAAGTAGTAAGGCTATCGGAAGAGTTAGCAACTCATTCCAGTTTCTGAGGAATTGAATCATTGGTTTCATCGTCTTTTTAATTGATTGATTTCTATTTCGTGCCTTTCAAGCTGCCTGTCATGTGACCTGATTTCATCTGAATGTTTGTTCAACCTTTCGTCAATTACTTCGTGTTTATCTTCATGGACTTCTCTGCGTACTAATTCACCCTCAACAACTAACTGAAGTGTAGTAACGCTTTTGCCCATGCTCTTTACTTGTGAGGCGAAGTCTTTAAGAAAGTAGGCAATAAGGCCCAGCAGAAGCGCTAAAACAAAGCCTCCAATTGACATAAATGATATCAAAGTTCCTTTGTCGAGAAGCTCAAGAGTTTGGTGTTCCATAATTGTAATGTGTTTGGGTTATTGATTATTAGTTTACTCTTTCAAGTTTTAAATTGGAATGAATAGATTTAAGACTGTTACCTGAATTTGCCCACTGTGCATCAACAATAAGCGTGTTGGCCTGAGTTGTATCAATGTCAATTTCAGATGTTGAAGTTAAAGGGATCATCACAGAATAACCAAGTGATCTGCTTTCCATGAATAAGGCACCTGTCAGCAGACTTTTGCCCGATGCTCCGGTTGTTTTGATCGTTAGGTTAACATCACCTATCCAGCTCCATGCATTAGCACTTGCAGGCAGATTACCGGTAATGGAGATTAAAACTGTCGTATTAAGCAAAACTCGCACGGTTATATTCTGTGTACTGGCAGCTGTATTGTAAACACCAGCAAGCTTTCTAGTCAACACATCACCAGCAACAAAAGTGTTTGCCAGAATTGTACTCGAACCAACAGAGTCGCCATGGATTACAGTAGGCGCCAAATGCGCTGTTGCATTGATGACGGCCGTTTGTGACGCCCTTAAACCTATATCTTTAAGATAAGCAAGGGTTTGCCTTGTGGAATTCGTAATGAACAATCTGGTACCATCCCACTCAACTGCACCTGCTTCTGGTGTTGTAAGGTTTGTGCCTTGCGTCAACTTTATGGGTGGTTTGCCTGCATAGCCTGCACCGATATGAAGTAAAGCCTCAGGAGATGGAGTGTCAATACCTAATCCGGCATCCCTTACATAAGTAGTTACGCCACCTGTGTACATTAAAATACCACCTACTCCAATAATATGTATCAGTTCATTTGATTCAATTGCAGAACCCGAGCCGTTATGTGTAAACTGTAAGTATTGTCCAGTGTCACTATGCCACAGTCTTAGTACAGGCATAACCCCCGGATAATAATTAGTTATTTCAAAAGCCGCATCTTGCTGAGTTTCGCGAAACAGGCTTGCGAATCTGTAATATCCATCGTTGCCATCGGATGTGTATAAAATCCTTAGACCCGGTAAAACGTCTTTGTCATTTGGAAATAACTCGGCAAAGGAATATTCCAGTGAGTCTTTCAACGCACCACGGAATCCTGCGACAACTGTGTTTGGGTAAGGAAACGCTTTAGTATCCCAGTCGAACGTGTGAGCAGTTAAACCCCTATAACCTGTAAGAGTATCTTTCTGTGAAACAGTTAAATTGTTAAGCTCAACGTAGTCACCGCCCTCTGTTGTGCCAATTAATATTTCAGCATACTGGGATGCTTGATGAATGACCTGAAATGCACTATCGCGAACTAATTCAGCAGCGCCCACAGATACATGGGTAATAATATTCTGCCTACTACTGTATAATAAGTCATTACTTGGATTATAAACCCACCCGCCTTTATCGTTCAGTGGTATATCGCCTGCTTGAATTGCGGTTTCGTAAACACGTATTTTTCCACCCTTAAATTCATAAGCAATTCTATCTAAGACCAGTCTAAATGCTGTTGTGGTATCATTCATATATCCTAACAAAAGATATACTTTGCCATCTGCTGTAGTTGGCAGGGCTTGTGTCATGTAAGCCTGTGAAGTTGAATTATCTAAAATAAAATATCCATCCCCATCAATTGTTCCTACTAAATAAACTGCTTTATTCGCTACCCAACCGCTTTGTTTGTTAAAGTTTCTTTGTACAGCATCACCAGTTGTGTATAGTTCTGAATACAGAGTAGTGAATACAGCGTTTTCGGCTAATGCTGTTGTGGTTAGATACCAAAGAATTGGGCTATTTAGTTTGAATTTGACAGTTGAAATGGATTTGCCATCAACGGTTATATTATCGCCTATTGCTAATGGATAAAATCTACCATCATGTCCTTCCATAACCATTTTATACCGAGTGATCCCTGTGCCTGCTATAACACTATTTTGCCACCTCATGCAAAAATCTTCAATTGCATCTGAGGTTCTATGTGAACCAAAAATATGAAGTGAATTTGTTTCAGAGTTATATCTCATCGGTACAACAACTGGTGATGCTCCGGTTGATAATGTTGTGGTGCTAACATTTGTATCTCCAAGACGAATATTCACTCCGTTTAAGGTGGCAGCAGAAACACTCGTGCCGTTAACAAAGTTGACCATATAGACAACGCCATTTTTAAACGTTACGGTTTCTTCTGTTGTTTTAGCGGCTGTTGTTCTTGCTGTATTTACAGTTAAATTAACGGCCTCTACTCCACCCATGTTAGACAACAATTCCCAACTCAAAACGCCAGTTGTAGGGTTCTGAGTCAAGAACATGTTGATTTCAGATGGCTTGCTTAAAACAAACTCAGAAAAGGCCGTCCCGGCACCATCAACATTCCTGACAAATACTATATCGTATTGAGCCATATCTGATCAGGTTATTATGCCCATGAAGCCAATGTGGTCCTTCTCCATGTATTTGTTGCTACACACACATACAGGTAATTTGCATCCCTGGCAATCTGTCCGGAACTTCCAGTTGAAGTAGCTGCAGCTGGCGCTGAAACCCATGTGTTCATCTTACCGTCAAGAGCTGTCTGAAGACCGGTAATTTTAGAAATTTCCAGGTCCGGGATCCTCGCTACAGCAAACACTCCTGAAGTAATTTTAGAAGTATCCAGAGATGGGATATCAGAAGCAGCCAATGCAGCACCACCGGTTACAAGACCCTTTGCATTAACCGTTACTTTCGGATATGTTCCGGCAGTAACTCCACTGTTTGCAAGGGTAAGTGTTGCAGTTACGTTTGCCGATCCGTCAAAGTTTACACTCCAGGAACCGTCACCAGTAGCAGAGATTGATCTTGCTGTTAAGAGCTTGCTGGCCGAAACAGCATTGTCGCCTACTCCAAGTTTTCCATCGAGTGCAGTTTGCAATCCTGTTACTTCAGATATTGCATGAGTGTGTGCCGAAGGGGTAAAGGTTGATGGCTTGCCAGAAACTTCACTCCATGTTACAAAGTCCCAACTCAGACTTCCTGCTGTTGCACCTGCTTTGAGAACCTTTGTGTTGTTTGTAGTACCAGTTGCCGGAACATGCAAGTTTCCATCTCCTGAAGGATGAACATAATTGTTCGCATTGTTGGCAACTCCGTCAAGTTTTGTCTTGTCAGCTGAACTCATGAAACCTGCAACTGAGGTTGTAGCCACTCCGTGTGCTGCGCCAGTTGCCCCGACGTGGGAAGCTGCTGCATAAAGACCGGCATGGTTGCCCCAACTGTAAGCCGTGTTCCAGTTTGCGGAATTGTCGGTGACAATGGTATAGGTTCCTGCACCAGTCCTTTTCATGATGCCAACTCCTGAGAACATGCCATCTATGATAGCGCCATCAAGATTGGTTTGGATGATGTTGAAGTTTGCTCCAACAGTTGCATGGTTACCCGATGCTGTACCATCGGTATTACAGGTAACGATATCGCCGACCTCAACACTGGGCCCGCTTGCTCCTCCGATTTTACCTGCAACCGAAACTCGCCATGTCCATCCATTTTCACCGGCCGGATAGTTAGGATTAGCGGAGCAATCCAATACTCCTTTGTTAACCCATGCATCATTAGCCGCAATAAGAGCATCTACATAGGCCTTGATAGCTGCTGCATCGGCAAGTTTTCCGGCAGAAGCAGAGGCCATGTCGGTAATAATTGCCGTTCCAGAAACAGTGCCATTAAATATGGGTGTTTCCAGGGTTTTTGACCAGGACAACACACCAGTTGTATTGTGCATTGTCAAAAAGTACCCAAGTCCGGCAGGTTTTGCCAATACTGTTTCAGCAAATTCAACTCCGGCCGCTGCGTTGTTTTTTACAAAAATTAAGTCATATTGTGCCATAATTCAAATGTTTTTAGGTTTTCCATACTTCGAATTTCAAGGAAACCGTCTTCTTGTTATTGGTAACCATGAATTTCATGATATCTGCCAGCTTGTCAACTGTCATAAGCAAACCGATTTGCACCTTGTTTTCTTCACCAATTGCTTCGATCTTCTTTGCTACCTCCTCAAGCTCCTTTTGTTGAAGCTCAATGATTTGCTTTTTCAGATCTTCCAGGCTCCCTGCCTGAGGGGGCTCAGGTTGTTTGATTTTCCTGCTTTTTGTCATAGGTTATTAGTTTTTAAAATGTTGATATTGAATGTCTCTTCCATAGATTATTGATTCTGAAGTATACATGGTCATCCCCGAGATAGAAGTTTGCGTTACCAGGTGAAGGATCATCTGTGCTCTCAGTCGGCTCATGATCATTGAGAACAAATAGGGTAAAATCTTCCGTTAAGAACTCGCTGATTGAGGCTTTAACATTAGTCCATTTTATCCGTGCTCTTTGCCCTTTCTCTGTTTCGATAAGGACGGAAGCATCACCAGAGAAAACCATCATTTCTGCCCTGTCGTCACGTCCCTTTTTCAAGTAGGGGAGAGCCTTCCGGCGGGGTTTATATGATACCTCAGTTAATTGAAGGATGTACTTGAACTCATTGACTATGTTCCTGCGTACATCTATTGCCCTCATTATTTCCTGCAAGCCAAGGTTCGTGTCGATCACATAAACCCCATCGCCAGGGCCAAATGATGCATTGTTTGCTTTCACATAACTCTCGTCAATATCAAGCGCATAGTTTAGCAATGGGTTTTTGTGTTTATTCAGGTATGAAAAAGCTGCCTGGTAAAGCTTTTCTTCAGCTGCCTCGATATATTCTTCAGGCAGGGTTATATTGAGAATTACATACTTGTCTCCAACGGCAAACTGAAAAGCAGATGTTTCAGGATTAGGTATATCAAGTCCTCTTTCATCAATGACCTTGTTGATATGAAAGGTTTTCGAAGTAGGATTGTAAGATGCAACCTCAAACTCATATCCGGCCAGATTACCGGTATTAAAATGGATTGTTGCTGTAAGGCCATCCACCAGGTATTGATTAAGGTCAAACATGCCTGAGTCAACAAACTGGTACCATGACGCCCCGAGAGCTGTTACCTGACCTTCTCTTTCCGGATAGATATCATCAAATATTGCGATCTTCTCAATGATGCCATAGTTTGTTTGTGCGTCAGGATCATTCAGATAAGAAGCTTCGTTATTGGGAAGTTTCAGACGAGGGGAGAAGTTTCTGTAATTCGGGCCGAGGTTCTTTGAAGCACCAAAGGCAAACAACCTTGTTACAATGTTGTCAGCACTCGCAACATTCCTTGTCAGAGAATAGAGTCCTTTCCCTTTGCCATACTCAAACGGGATGTAGGTAAACCCCCCTGCCTGATTCTTGACATACAACACCCTTTCATTGCCAAAAACAGCATACTCATATTCACAGGAAAACTCCTGACAAAGCCTGTAGAGTGCGTTAAGACAGTTTGTATCAGAGAATGACAGGGTTTTATAATCAGTTGTCCCCACCATGTTCTGTATAGCCCAATAATCAGTTCCATACACACGTTCAAGGTTGCGCTCCAGTACATGAAGAAAATCCATGAGGTTTCCTGTCAGGTAGAAGTCAGAGGACATATGAATGCCTGTGGCGTCAACATCGAGGAAAGCAATTTTGCCAAGCTCATAAATTAGGCTCTCAAAAACACAATCATATTCGTAGAGGTTCCTGGCAACCTTTTTCACAACGGGAGTTGTGTTCAGAACATACTTTCTTCCAAAGACTGTAATGTAACTGTTGATGGGGAGTTCTATGTAAGCAGGCCTTTCAAAATAAACCTTAGCAATATCTTCCCCTAACAGCTTTCTACTTACCTCAGAATTTGCTTTGAGGTTAACTGTTACAGCTGTCAGCGAAGGACGTATGATCTGCAAGGTTTCCATCAGGCGATATACTCTTTGAGGTTAAGGTTGAATGTCCAGATGTTCTTAGCGTAGCGGAATTTCTTCAGGACTTTGATCTCGTCTACACGGTACACGTTGTAAGTCCTCTGTGTTGGTTCGCCATAATAGTTGACCGTCAGGGTGTGAATGCCCGGTGTGTCAAGAATTGCTACCAGGGATTCGATATAAGAGATAGCTTCAGTAATTGTTTCTCCCTTTACGAAACAATCAAGAGTGAATTCCCGGGCTTCTTTCTTGACGGTTGACAGGTCAACTACTTCACCATTTTCATCAATCCAGTTATGGCTGTAGGCTATTTTTCGCTTGCCAACATTGAACAGCCCATGACTCTCCTTTACATAAATATTCAGAGTCGACAAATCAGTGTTGTCGATCAGATATTTGATCCGGAATTGTTGTCTCTGAATAGGTGGAATTGTTGACATTGTGATTATCCTCCTGTAGCCCTGGATTGGTTAATAGGATCGTTTGACTTGAGTTGAAGGAACTCATAAATGTTCCTGATATAAACATTATTACGTGTGTTCCACTCAATCTTTGAAAGTTCCAGTAGTTGGTTGTTCATGATGGATAAGGATTGAGCCTGATTCATTCTGATTGCGTTCATCTGGCCAGCAATTATTCCTGCCGTTTCTTCCGATACACCCCTGATAGCACCGGTAAGAGAAGTAACATTTCCGCCAAGGTCAAATAGTGGCCCGATTATTTCTTCAATTGCATCTACAGCTAAACCCGCGTTTTCGAAAACCTCTCTTAAGCCTTCCCTCATTTTAACGATAAAATCAGGATTATCAAGGCCATTGTTCTCGAGTCCAAATACAAAACCTTTCAACCACCTCTCAAGCTGAGGTTCGAGTATTTTCATTTTCAGACCTTGAAGTATTGCTTTCTTCATGATATCTTCGAACGTATCAGCAAAGTCTTGTGCAGACCTTTTTCCCGCTTCAAACATGCTTACAATAGTGTCTGCAAGTTCTGAAACAGTGGTACCAGTTATTAACCTGTTTTGCTCCTCTCTCAACTGAATAAGTCTTTCCTCAGCATCCTCAATGGCCTGAAAGTATTCCATTGCAATATTGTATTGCTCCTGGGATATGATACCGTCCTTAAATGCTTTGCGCAAAGCTTCAAATGTATCTGCCATGCCGGTAAGCTTCTTAAGGGCGTCAATGCCCACCGGATCAACGTACTTATCCAAATTATCAGGCAACCCCTGTAGTTCGAACTTCATTTTGTTAATCTGTGCCCTTAGCTGATCAATCGTGTCTTTAATAAACTCTGCACTCTGATTGTAATTCACCCCCTTGCTCAGAGTATTAAGTTGTTTTTCGAGTTCAGAAGTGATGTCTTCAAGTGTGACAAGAAGCATCTGATTATACCTTACCCTTTCTTCTTCTACTTTTTTAATCCTTGCCTGAAAGCCAAACATTTTATCCAGTGCATCAGCAGTAGAAAAGATCATACCGGTTATTGATCCGGCCGCGCCAAATGAGTCAGCAAATCCACCCGTTGCCGGATCAATTTTCAATCCCCTTAAAGCATTGCTTAGATATCCAACCGCATCGGCCAGTGACCTGACCGAATGATCAATATTTTCATTGACAGAGGAAAACATACCAGCAATTCTTTGCATTTGGTCAGCAGCAAAATTGAGCCCATCGGCCATGTTCTCAATTCTCGTTGTGGCTAAACCTGCTTCAACATCCTCAATCAGCTTGAGTATCTTCTCATATTCCTCCGGTTGTAATTCGAGTACGGCAAGTTGTTTCCGGAGTATTTCCAGAAATCGTTGAGCTTCATTTCGAGTAAGTCTGGAAAGGTTGTTCGTGAGTTGGTCGTATGCTTCAGATGAGGCAATTTCCAGAGCATTTATGCCTTGTAACTGCTCATCCCTGAGTTTCTGCGCCGCTACAAGGGCCTTCTCATAATCCTCAGTGGATAGTGAATTCTTGTCAAGTTTGCGGACATTGTCTTGGTATTCCTTTTCGATAGCAAGCCTTTTAGCGGCAAAATCGGCTGTTCTTCTCAGAAGATCTTCATAGACCTCCATAGATTGTTTTGTAAATTCCTTCTCTGATTTTGAAAGTTCCTCTGTTAACAGTTTGATCTTTGAAAAACTGAGTTCAGTGCCATCAAATTCACCTACTTCTACCAGTTTTGACTTTATAAAAGAGATGTAATCAATGAGGTCTTTATAACCATCCCGAGCGTTCTGAATTTCTTCATTAAAGAGTTCAATCCTCGAAAGTGTCCCTATCAGATCATCTTTTGAAGCAAGAAGGTTGCTCAGGTTATCCCTTTCTGAAATACTTATATTCTGTTTGTTCTCAAGCTTTGCAATCTCCCTGTTCAGATACTCAAGATAGGATTGGCCTCCGGTGATAAGGTTTGAGAATTGCTTGTCTGCTGCCTCCTTGCCATATCTTTCTGTCCACCGGTAATAGTTCTCATAGAGCTGCTGAATTTCCTTTAGTTTTTGAGCAAAGGTTTTCTTGTCTTCTTCAAGACCACTTTTAAGACTACCTGGAGATTTGCCAGAAATGTTTGACCTCAATCCTTTAACAATCTTCTGGTAGAGATCGTCGATTGATGTTTTCTCCCTTTGTATAGCCTCATAATTAGCTAAAAGACTATCTATTTCATTTCCATATGAAACCAACACTCTCCGACCTGATTCATTAAAGGTAGGATTTGCTCTTTCCTCCATTATCTGGTTGAAATCATATCCCGCTTCAATTATCTGCTTGATAATTTCCAACTCTTTTTTATACCAAATTTCCTTTTCCCTGTCTGCTTCCTGCAGGGCAAGTCGTTGGATGATTTGATCATTGACAGCCTTTTGAGCTTTCTCAATATCCTCAAGTGCGGCAACTTCAAGGTTGAGGTTGCTGATATAGTCACCATGTTCAGATTCAAGTTTGCGTATCAATTCAAGCCTTTCTGCAGTTCCGGCAGTTGTCTTCTTTAATCGGTCAAATAGTATGTTTGACTGAGCAACAGCTGAATTTGATTTTTCGTTGAATTCTTTTGTTTTATCAGCACTATCATCCATTGCTCTGTTATATGCCCAAAGGCCGGCAACAACAGCTGTTATACCAGAAAGCACCAATCCCCAGGGAGAAGCTTTCTGAGCAACGTTCAAAAGGTTCTGTTTGATAACAGCCAAGCCAAGGACTTTGCTGTAACCATTAATGGCAATAGAATTAAGTATAATTGCAGCCCTGTATGTGCCATAAGTGGCCACTATTACTTTTAGAATATCAAGGACTCTTTCATAATTTTCTACAACTGATGTCGCTGTAGTAATAGCACCTGAGAAAGTGTCCTGATTGCTTTCCCCAATACTATTCAACATTCGATCCCATGCATCCCCAAGGTTGGAAATAAGACCCGTGATGGATTTTGATTGTTTCTCCATCATCCCGCCGAACATTCCTGTTTCTTCGGTGAGATTGTGAATGACCTGCTGTAAGTGTTCAAAATGAATCTGTCCTTTTGAGGTAAGGTCTAGTATTTCAGATTTTGAAACATTGAGCGATTTGCTAAGTTCTTCTATGACAGGGATCCCTCTGTTGGCAAACTGCATCAGGTCTTTTGTCATTACCCTTCCCTGTACCGCACTTGTACCATACAAGTAAACCAAATCGTTAAATGGTATTGAAAGTCCAGCCGCAACGTCTCCAAGTCTGCGCATTGTATCAATGATATCTTCTGCCTGAGTACCATATGCAAGTAGCTGTTTGGCACCGGAAGCCACACCCTTCAAATCGAATGGAGTTTTTGCGGCAAAGTCCACAACCTCTGCCATGAGTTGGTCTGACAGAGCTTTGTTTTTCAGCATGGTTTCAAACGCGATCTCAAGCTGTTGAAACTCTCCCCTTACTTGCGCAATTTCCCTTGTAAACTGACCGGCAAACCTCAAAGAAAAGTATGAACCAATTGCCACTGATGCGTTCCTGAAAGCATCGTCAATCCGTGATCCTTCATGAATAGCCCTGTCACCAACACCCCTTAATCTCCGCTCCATTTCATCAAGAATGGAGTTGAAGGTTTTGGCATCAATAGTGGCTTCAAAATCTAATGGGCCTTGTCCGTTCATAGATTTAGTATCCTTTCAATTTCTGAAACATCTTCCGGTTCTTCAATGGTATTGTCTTTCGAGGAATCATACCGGGGGGCATCAACGATCATCATCTGGAGGTTAACCCAAGATATCTTCCACAGCAAGTATTCATACGTCCAGCCAGTTGCAGTACACACGCTCCACAGGCTGCCCCACAAGGACTTCAAGCCCTTGTGCCTTACTCTATCAGATCTTCCTTCGGTTTGGTCACCCTCAGGGTGTGTATCAATCTGATAGAATTCGTAAAAGACGCCGTGTTACTCATTACCATGACCATCCCCATAATGGAAAATAGCTTTGAAGGTGTTACTTTCCATAATAGGTAATGGGCAAGGAAAGGGGTAAACAGTTTGATCTTCCACTTGCTGTTGAGTATGATAATAGCGACAAGCCGTGAAACCCTTTTAGCATTCTCAGGAACCAGCATAAAGCTCCCGGCATAGGCGGAGTCTTTCAGTTTTTCTTCATCGAGTGCAATTTCCATGAAGATCTTGCTCATATGAAGAAGTGTTCCCAGGTATGGTTGACGCACCCGGAACCTTAGAAACCCGGCCTTAAATACCATGCCATTATCAAGCAGGGTATCAACGGTTTGTCGCTCAACATTGATCTTGTCCCTTTCGGTCATATACCTTAGGGATTAGGTAGTTACTTTGCTGACAACGATAGGGGCGACCCCTGCTTTTGTTGGGGTAAGAACCTTTGCTTTCACCCTGACCAGCGCAACATTTTTCTTACTCAAGTTGACATCAAGCCTTGCTTCGATTTTAACTCGTGCAAATTCATACTTGATGTTTTTCTTGGAGATAATTTCGAGGCTCTGTTCAATCGAAGGCACATCAGCAGGGGCATTCCATTTTGCTGCATCACCAGTACCGGTAACTTCTCCGCCAAGCACTTTTACAAGTGTGGCAGGGGTCATATCGGCAATTGACCATTCAATATTAGTTCCCCCTTTTTTTGTGAGTGACTCGATCGGGTCGTCGGATTCCTCAATGAAAAACTCGGTCGTTTCACCTTCCTCCTGGATGATGGTGGCCGTATCTTCAAAGGTTCCTGCAAGAGCAGTTAGGGAGGTTCCCATACCGCCATCGACAGCGATGTTTCCTATTTTAAGGCTTTTGAGTCCTATAGATATTCTTTCTGACATTTTTTTTACGGTTTTAAAGGTTATTCTTCGCCAGTAAACATAAACCTGAGTCTGACATTTGCAAAGTGCTCATTCACTTCTTCATTCTTAATGATGGCATGGTTTTCCACATAATGCCAAAAGTTTGACCCTGATTTCTTGTCCAACAGGCTAATTACTGTTTCCGAAATTTGTTTAAGCCGGGCGTAGTCCGGCATACTGGAATCCTGCTTGCCTTTTATCTTCAGCAACAGGTTTGGCACGTAAGCGTTAACGTTGATCACACATTCCTGGACTGTTTCCCCGGTTATTGGCAGGGCATTCACAACAACGTCTTCAAGTGACGATCCAAAGGGACGAGCCAGTTTGTAAACACCACCAGAGACAATTGCTGAAAGCGCGGTATTTACCTGCTTCCATACAACATCAATGGCATCATTTACAGTTTTCATAACTTCATCCTTTTGATTTGTTGCTTAAGCTTTTCAAGTTCCTTGGGGAGTTTTTCGTTTGCCTGATACTCGGTAGTTGTCAGAACATCCCTGCCACGACTTTCGACAGCATAGGCATATTCCATCCCGGCAACGAAAATCAGGGCATATCCGGAAGAATGATTTTTTGACAAGTTCAAAGCGTGGTTTTCTCCTATTGTCTTACCATCAACTGGTTTAGGTTTATGGCCTGAAACAGACGTAAAATCCTTGTTTATAACTTTGCCGTTATATACAATGATATACCCAATGGAACTTCTGAGATTTCCTGTTTGATCACTGAAACCAGTTTCCGGGGGGATACTCCGGGCATAGTTAACAAGATCTTCCCCAACTTTCGACAGTCGCAGAATAATGGCCTCATCAAGCCTTTTTCTAAGGTCCCTGAATCTGGTTTTAACGTTCCCTTTGGCCCTTATACCCATATCCTGCAATTTTTCTGTTCACGTGAAAAACGCAGGATATTACCCTTGATCCTTGGCCGTCCTTTTACATCATTGATGATAACAACAGTACCAGGGTCAAGGTCGGGACATTCAACCGGAGCGTGGATAATGGAGCTATACAAAACACTTTCCCCATCAGGGTTGCTGATCTTTCTTCCGGAACCATTAGGTTCTTCCCTGCAGAAACAGACAAAGGTTGAAAGAGGCTCACTTACAATGAAGTTGCCATTTTCATCTTGCTGACTTTCAGTATTTAGGTTCTGAAGAAATAAGCTGTGTTTGTACCTCATCACTACCAGAGTTTTGATCCGTCACTTATCGCGCTTTGAGAGACGTACCTGGAAGCATCAATACCAGCTGTTTGACATAATGCTCTGATCCTTGTTTTCAAGCCCTCAGTATCATAGTTCTGTGAGAATCCGCCCTCTGACTCTGAATTCAGAGAAAGAAAACGTGAAATGATATAGACAGCTGCCTTCGCAATAGCTTTTTCAGAGGAATATTCTTCCTCAGGCTGTAATTCCAGATCGAGCAGTACCTTTTCTGTCTGTTTTGTTGAGACAGTGTAAGGTTCACATTCGGCCAGTAATGCTTCCAGGTTTGTCATCAGTAAGACATTATGAAGTTGCTGTTACATCAAGTGAAACAATACCATCAATGGTAGTGAACACCGGTAAAGCCCGGGATGATGCCTGAGTCATTTCGGCTGCCAATTCGTTCTTACTTTCGCCAGTGCGCCATTGTGCAACAACGATGTTGCCACGGTCATAGGTCGAATAAGAAACGTTTTCTTCCGGCATGATCTGACTGTCTTCAAAGGCAGTCTTTACAATACCGATCTTGCCGGTCGGGATAAACACAACCTTATCTGTGTTCCATGGGTTTACAGCCGTCCTCTTGCCATCAACAAGCACATCATTGCGTTTGCTTACTACCATGATCGGGGGTAAACCAAACCTTGACAGCTGCTGATTCATATAATCAAGAGCCAGAGGCGTATTGAGCTTGTCTGTACCATAGATCGCTTGTTTGATTGTTTTGAACCGGGCCAGCCTGAGTGCAGTTGAGTTATCCATGAGCATCGCTCCAAACTCAACCTTGCCTTTGAACTCATTTACGATCTCGATGAGGTCTGCAAATGGATCCGCAGTTGTCAGGTTAGCATCGTTCCAGATTGCATTAACAAACTTCTTGTTAGCTTCCGGTAACTGGTAGTTAAGCTGCCAGCGACGTCCATCAGGGTTGTTTGACTCATCGAAAGTTACAACACCATCATTAGAAAGGGCTGTAAGGGTAATGAAGTCAAGCCTGTCTTTTACTCCTTTTACAGCATCGGCCACGTTTGCAAACATGGTTTCCTGAAGCTTTGCAATTTTGGCAGAGTCAGAGATGCGCTTTGTTTCGAGCATCTGAAGCAACTCCCTGAGTTTACCGGCCTGCATGGGAAACTTATGACCAATCCTCGGGATGCTTCCCTGGAATGTACCAAGTCCATCATGCGAGCGCAAAGGGGTGGCTGCATTGTCTCCAATAACGGAAGCAAGTACTGTCAGTTTGAATGTGCCGACGATTTCTTCGAAGGTCAATCCATACTGAGGAGTATCCCAATCCATCAGCTGATCGGTATAAGCCTGGCTGAAAAGCTGTTTTTGCTTCTCGCTGGCCTGGTCAAAGGTGATCTGTACCAACCTGGTCAAATCTCCAAAAAGTTCAGAATTAAAAAATGATTTCATGTTATAGGTCCTCCTTTACTTTTTAGAGTGAATTAGAATAGCGGATGTGGGGATTGGCCTCAAGCATGTCATGCTCTTTGAGAGACAATGGCACCGGAAGCACCCTACGGGCGTACAATTCGGCATCCTTTGAAACATCAATACCATTGATGCCTTCAACTACCTTGACCTGAGCGATAACCACACAGTTGAAAGTTGCAATGAATGCAGCTGCATCATCAACTTTCTTAATCTGCGTAATAACATCACCTACTTCGAGGTCAGGGATTTCTGCAGAGAGGGTAATAGTTCCCCCGTTTACGGCTGTTACGGTGACCTCCACGAGTGGATCGGGATCAACAGCAGGGATAATATGTACCAAATCGCCAACGGCGAACAGGTTCGATAGGAATTCATCATGCTCCACGGTCACGATCTTAGAATCAGCAGTGCTGATCGCTATGACCCGGGCTGATTTGAGCAGTTTTACCTTGCGCGTGGACTCATCGCACACGGCGAGAGTTCCGGCAGGTATAACAGTTCCAACGGGCAGGGACTGTCCTGTGGTGTCAAGTTCAAACCCGCCCAACACAAGGTGAGGGGGGGTAATAAAAACAGGACGTCCGCCTCCATAAGATTGTTTCTTGAAATTCATCAGATTTCGGTTTTAAAGGGTTAATTACTCTTTTTTGACCGTTGTATCAGGAACAGCATACTTATCGACAAGTCCGGATGCAATCTGCTTGAGAGCATCCTCTCCTTGTGCGAGTGTCCCTGCTTCGGTCTTTCCACCAAGCCCTGCGGTAATCAATTCCTGTTTAATTTCTGTGAGAAAAGTTGTGACGCCAGCCTCATCGAGGTTCTCTGGGACAATCACCCCTTTCATTCTCCACTCAGGGATTCCGAGTTCTTTAACTTTTGCTGCTACCTGTGTTGCCCGGTTTTCCTTTGCCTTTTCTGCCTTGAAGTTTTGATTCTCTTTTTCGAGGGCTTCAAGTTTCTTAGTCTGTTCCTCTTTCCATGTTTTAAACCATGCAGGTTCATCCGGAGGGTCAGTCTTTGGAGGTTCGGGTTTCTTTTTCAGGTCTTCCAGTTCTTTGGTTTTCTGACTCAGTTCCGTGCGGACTTTGTCAATGTCGCCCTGAAAGGCTTTTAGCAGCGGTTCGACCCCGGCTGTTGCGGTTTCGATCTGTGATTCTTCTGTGACGGTTTTTGACAAATAGTCGGCCACCCCGTCAAATGCTTTTTCACCAAACCCCAGATTTGCGTATCTGGTTTTCAGCGCCTGAAGGATTTTAATTTTCATGCTGTTAGGTTATTGATTGAAGTCAATTAAGATTGTAAAAATAGTGTATCAAATATATGTACCTGATATAGACATTAAAATATAACATATTCTTCTGAAAACCATTGAAAATAAAAATTTACAAAAAAATTTATATAATTTATTGTATTTAATAAAATATTTCGTAAATTCGTAAGGAATTAACACTAAAACATTAAAGACCATGAGAGTAAGAGAATTAATCGAAGAGCTTGAAGGAATGAATCCGGAAGCTGAAGTTAGGTTTGCCAGTCAACCAAGCTGGCCTTTTGAGTACAACATACAAGGTGTTGTAGAATGCAATCCAGAGGACGAGTCCGATAATGAACCAGCTGAGGTAGTTTACCTCGTTGAAGGAAACCAGATCGGATACCTTCCCGGAGAAGTTAAGGATGAAATAGGTTGGTAATTATTAACCCGGCCGGGGGGAGACCTCCGGCCATAACATTTATACACATGAACGCTACACAAGAATCAAATGCAACAATGATCAGGAATGTTTTTGCTTTCATCCATAACATTCCGGTTAACATCATCGACCAGACCTGGCCAGTGGAAGATTACGGTTCGCTAAATGGCCATCTGAAATCAAAGTATAACAGTTTCTGTGAAGCTGAAGGCTATGCTTCAGCCAACGCAATCCTGAGATTCTTTTCGAGCCTTTCATCTGACAATGCAAGGTTATTCAGTGAAAAAATTCATCAATTAATCCAAACCTCAAACTTTTAAACAATGAACACAGTAAGCTTTCAATCAATGATCATGCAGCAGAACCCAATCGCTCCGGTGGTAGGGATGCCATGCTGCGAAATCCTCTACACAGACCGTTACCCATACACGGTAACCGAAGTGATTTCAGCAACAGAGATTAAGGTTAAGCCTAATCATTACACAGTGCTCGACCATTATGGTGAAAAGTACCAGATCAACGGTGTGATCGAAGAACACCCTGGAGAGACCTACACCAAAAGAAAGAACGGAAGATGGGTCCGAAAGGGAGAATCAATGAATGGTACAGCCATCGCCCTAAATACCCATGCTATGAGAATTGACCCTTGTTTTTAATCAAACAATTGAAAAAAATGAAAAAGCAGAAAACCATCGTTTCACCAGAGGAATTCAAAACAATGACAAGTTCCTCTATCGTTCAATTAATGAGTAAAGACAGAAGATTGGCCATTATCGACAATGAGGATGGCGAACGCTACATTATCAGAAGAAATGGCAAAGACTCGTGATTTTCCGCCAGCCCTGAGGCACTTTGTCAAAGTGCTGAACTCATTCCGGGGCTACTACTACGACTATGACGTCTTTCGGGACTTCATAGACTATACCACTGCATGCTTCATGTGGGAAGGGGATAAACAACTGGCCGATCAATTGAAGGACCGGTACAAGGAAGATTACCCCCGGTTTAACGAAATGTTCACAGCACTGGTTCAGACAATGGCCGACAACATGTCGGAAGATCTTGCCTGGTATGATGCTCTGGGAACCCTGTATGAAGAAATTGCATCCTACAGCAAAGCATCCTTTCTGGGTCAGTTCTTTACCCCACCAACAGTGTGTGACTTCATGGCACAGATTCAAGAACCCCTAAGCGAATGTGGCGAAAAAAGAACCGGGCTAACAGTAAATGATCCTGCAAGCGGATCCGGCAGAATGTTACTTGCATTCAACAAGGTTGCCCCGGGAAACTATCTCGTTGGTCAGGATGTAGATGTTATCTGCACCAAAATGACAGCTATTAACCTTGCTCTGCATGGCTGCAAAGGTCAGGCACTAAATGGCAATAGTCTGATGCCTGATCATTTCGTCTTTGGTTATGAGATTAACCCCCGAATATTCACCCTTGGGGGCTTGCCTCATATCGTGCCAATCAAGAAAGAACAGTCCGTTGCCTGGCAGGTATGGCACTCGAATGATGGAGAGCCAATCGAAGCAAAGCCACAGAGAGAGCCAGTCAAACCGACAATAATTCTTCCGGAATACAAACCAGGTCAACAGCTATCAATATTCGAGGTCTTAGAACCAGTAGAAAGTTATTAACCCAATCCTTAAACAATGTACATCAGAGAGATTAAAGTAAGAGAGTTCACGGAATCTCCACGCAAAACCCGCAAGTCATTTTACCACTCCCCAAAACCAAAGCCTCAGCTTGTCCTTACCGGACACTGGCTCAAAGAAGCCGGGATTGATTCAGGTGACAGGGTAAAGATCGAGGTTCACTCAGACCGGTTAGTGATCAGCATTTAGCTTTTCTCAATATCCGGACTCCAGGCAGACAAGAAAATTGTCTGCTACTTTAGTCCTTCGTTCCATTCAATTTCATAGTTTTACAAAAGCATTCTAAAACAATGGGCAAGCAACAGCGAAAAATCTATCACGTTGAGTTTAAAGGCACCGGCAGGCATTACTACTTCGGTAGTGTTGCTGCAATATATGACCGGTTTTCAGAGCAGGAAATAGGAATCTTACTTACGAACCTTTACTATGATCATGACTTTGACCTGGGCCCTTATCAGAACGATAGGGTTATAATTCGGTTCGGATACTTGATAACCAAGGAAGGGGAGAGGGGGAGGAAGATTAAGTAATCCTCTTAATATATCTAAGGACTTCAGTTATGTCAGTAATCACTAAAAAAGAACCGAAAAGCACTCTGCATTTTTCGTTATCCAATCTTTTGATCAAATTACAGTAAATCTCATTGTCATCCTTATAAACTTTGATTGTCCACTCAAAATCTACCGGTTGGACTAACATTTTCTGCTCTGAGGAGTAGTGCCAACTATAAACCGGAATTTCATAATTCGCATTTATTGAAATGGTATCGTAGATCTTAACTGAAACCTGAACTTGCTTTTTCTTATTTACCTCAGTCTGATATTCACTTTTCGTTAAAGAGAGAAAATGAGTAAACCCCGGGCCTCTGATTTTTAATTCAACAATATTCTTGAATCCTGTCTTTTCCCAAAAGGTATCCGAGGCCTTATCAATAGACTTTATTGCTATGGCATTACAACCATCCTTTTTAAAGTTTAATTTTAGCTTGCGAACAAAGGATGTGCCATAACCCATTTGCCTTTTATCAGGTTTAATCTCCAATAATTCTATCGTTGCAATATTTTCAAAAACTGTATAAGTAGCAAAACCCACAATTTCACCATCAACGAGTGCAAGGTATGCTTTTTGGGCATAAAAACGATGCCTAATAAGTTCAATTTGAGAATAAAATCCTGTGTTACTTTCTTTGTTTTCTTCAATTAGCCAAGGTTCAATTTCTTTTAAACTATCATGTGGGTTATAGACTTTTAGTAAACTTACTAATTGTATGCTGTTCTCTATCTCTAATAAAACATTGCAGCCAACATTATGAATTTCAATGAATTTTTTGTTGAATGAGTCAAGCTTTTCAAGCGAAAACTCTGTCACTTCCATAGACACATTACCTTTACTTTTTCGATAATTGTAAAATCTAAACTCATCTGGGTTATCTATTGAAAATAAGACTAAGGAATGGGTAATTGTATTCCTTTCTCTTACATATGATATAAACTCACTAACCCATTGTTCAAGATCGGTCTTTACTTTGGGAGATAACATGAATTCAGTATACCTTGATGGGAGTTTTTCAAACTTACTTGTAGCATTCGGGTCAGAAAAAAAAGCACCACTTTCTGCTTCAAGTCCCATCTTGTGTAAGTGATCAGAAACAATAAAATTTATACGAGATAATGTTAAGTTGATTTGACCAATAATTTTGTAAACCTCCTCAATTTTAATCATATTGATTTGCTTTTCAGGTATAAAGAAGTTCATTTGTGTTTTCTACAAGGAAGTTTCTCGCTGTTTCTTCATCCTTTTCAATGGCCATCTCAACACATCTCTTTGCTTGTTCTAAAAGTCGTTCCGACTGTTTCTTGAGGCGGTAACTTTCTTCAACTAATGCTGCAATCTTTTGTTGCTTTGGGTAATCAATGATTGGAACAACTACATTTTCAATTTCACCAACTCTCCAATGCAGAATAATGGAACCGCCTGCATCTCGCTCAGCTTGTAACTGAACCAGTTTTGAATTTAAAGCTAAAGTTAAATACTCTGGAATTACTTGCTCTTTGTGTCTAACCTTTAAATGCAAGATTGCTCCCGATGTTATAAAATCAGCATCGCTTCTGAGCATATATGCTGTGCCTACACTTCCGTCTTTTGAAAAAAGGATTGTTTCCTTTTTAGGTTTCAGTTTTTCTATTAATTCTTCGTTTTCGACACAAAACCTATTATTAAGCTTCTTTTCGGGTTCATTTACCCCAAATTTATTATAATCCGAAACTCTTAAGAATGACAAACCTTCATCTGTATAAACATCAGAGCCAGGCTCAATTGATTTTTTTATAGAAACAATATTTGAAAGCCTGTCATATTTTTGTTCTGTAATATGGTTTACAACCTCCTCGTATTTCTTTTGGTAATACTCAGCATCCAACCTGCCGGTAGATAAAAACGATTCTTTAAAACCTTTTACGTTTATTGGGTCGGTGCTGGGTTGAAAATCTTTTAAACCAAGAGCTTCAAGTAAGATGGTTTCGGCTTGTTTGTATAAATCTTCTGAAAGAAACAAAGTATCGTCTGATTGTAAAATCAATTGCTCAATACTTTCATAAAATGCTGGTTTTAATATTGGAATCTCAAATAGTTCCATCTGAGAAAGAAAGACATGTTGTTGAACGCTACCTCTCGCTTCTCTTTTTAAGTAATTTTGACCGAATTTTGATAGTAAAAATGCAAATAAAAAATACGGATTAATTTTACCTTTTGTATCAATTTTTGCTATATCTTGATTGGAATTAATGGGGTACTTCCACTTTTTTGAAGCCAATGCGACATCTCCAATTGTGCCTGACATAGACAGCAAAACCATTTCAGGTTTAACTTCTGATTTCCATAATAGAGAATTTGCTGTTTCATCAATATAAATCATATCATTGAAAACAATTCTTCCTTTTTTCATATTCACTCCACGGATAAAAGGAATGCCAGAATTCATATAGGCTACATCATTATTTAAAGAGTATGCTCCGAATGATTTAAGCTCAACTTCAAGATTTTTTAATGTTTTGAATGCTTTACTTCTAATTATTGATTCTTCAGCGATAAATTGCTTTTGAAAAAAGTTGCTATCAAATCTAAAAACATCATTGCTCTTTTTTACATAACTATAGCTAATTTCGGTTGCTTCAAGCCCTTCCAACAACGCTTTATACTTTGCCTCGTTGAAAGGGCTACTCAAAAAAAACTTAGTTTCTCCTTTTTGGCAAATTCAGCAAAGGCCTCAGCAATTCCATCTTTAGTAAGTCCATCGTGGTTGAAAAGATCGTGCTTCACGATTAGGTGATCGTGGCTATCCAAAAATGGCGTGCCATCACCATTAAGTAGGTATATTTTATCTCCACTGTTATCTTTGCTTGGTTCTTGCATAGTCGCAAAGAAAATTGGATAGTCATCAACCTTAGGGCAGAGTTTTTCATCCCATTTTTGAACAAATAATACGCTTGTTTTGGTTCCAGTGTGAGGTTTAAAAACGTTTCCGTGCAACCCAACAACCGCCAAGATTCGACAACGTTCAGCAATGAATTCTCTTATTTGCTTATCACTACTATTGTTAAACCTGCCTTGTGGCAAAACAATTGCCATTCTCCCACCTGGTTTTAAAAAATCGAGATTGCGCTCAATGAAGAGTATGTCCCTTCCAACTTTAGCTTGATACTTGCCATTAGAGTTTTTGCCAAGTTCATACTTAGCAAGAATTCTACTTTCTTTTATGTCACCAGCGAATGGTGGATTGGCCATTAAGATATCAAAGCTAAAATCCCTATTACTCTTTTTGTCTAACCTGAGTTTCTTAAGTTTTTTCCATCCCTCACTATAAATATCTAACCAATCTTCATCGTCTTTAGTTTTTTCATCCCAACGTTCCCAATCCAAGGTGTTTAAATGAAGAACGTTTGTCTGCCCATCGCCAGCAATCAAGTTTAATGTGCGTCCGACCCTTACAGCTTTTTCATCGAAATCAATTGCAAACACCTTGTCCTGTACATAGTCAATACAGCGGGGAGGCTTATTCTCTAAGGTAAATAGGTGGCTCTTATCCAATCCCTCATCTTTCAAAATCTGCTCCCAAACATGAAAGATGGCATGAACAGGGAAGCCGCAACTACCAGATGCGGTATCAATCAATGTTTCGCTTTCCTTTGGATTCAGCATTTTCACTGCCATATCTATTACATGCCGAGGAGTGAAATACTGTCCCTTTTCACCTTTACTGCTTTGATTTATAAGATATTCAAAAGCCTCATCAACTACATCAAGATTGGAATTAAATAGTTTAACATCTTGCAATGAGGAAACACAAACTGACAAATGAGAAGGTGTTAACATTATTTTTGAGTCAGACGAGAAAACACCTTCCCATTTGTTTTTAGCTTGATCAAAAAGTCGTTGCAGTTTGGCTTTTAATTCAGTTTCAGTATCACCATAGTTTCTGAATTCAAGGTGACGGGTATGGTTTCTTCCGCCCTCCATTTCATCATACAACTTTGTGAAAATTAGCTTAAACAGTTCTTCAAAAACATCTACCCCTGCGTTAGCAAGTACCTCGTCTTCCATTTCAAGGATAAGGTCTTTTAATGATTTTTTCTCTGTTACCAATTTGTCTTTTTGCACTAAGTCAATGATTGTCCACCTTTCACCCAGGATATCAGACAACTTCTGATCGGCTCGTGGTACATTGGGGATATCTTCAAAGTAATTTGGATCTTTCCTATGATAAAATGAGATCGATTCGCCATTGCTCCAGATACCTATTGGGGCTCCTGTAGCATTACAATAAGATTTTAGTTGCTCTTTGCCGTCTTTCAGCTTTGGCTTCTTCAATTCAACCATTATGTAGGGCGAAGTGATTTTGTCTTTATCAAATACAACTATATCAGCTCGCTTTTTTTCTCTACCGAATGAAACATTATATTCAAACTCAATTCTTTGTTTCGGATAGTTTAAATCAAAGATGAGGACCATAGCGTATAGTTGCCTGACAATTTCTTCTGGAGTTAGCTTAATTTCCTTATTCCGAACAATACACTTCACATAAGGGATGCTCTTCTTGTCTTTTGTGTCTCTAATAAAGACTGCGTCCTGTAATAGTTGAATCTTATCTAAACTGAACTGGCCAAGCTTATAGCTAGAGTCCTTAAGGATTTCTGAAAGTTTCATGTGTGGAATAATTAGCTATGCAGTATTAAAATCAATATTTTGACTGCAAATAATTTGCAATAAAATTCTTCAACGAAAATAATTATTTTCGCTGAGGTTCAGAAAAAAAATCAGCTACCCTTTCGGATAGCTGACCCCAACCAGTAAACTAACAACACATTACACACGGGCAAAGATAGGGTTATCCTTTATGAAGTATGGTAAAGTGCCCTTACCCTTCGCTGAATTGTAGCGTTGTTTGTTGTCTTTCAGCCACTTTTTGAACCCGTCCGGAACGCTAATAACCTTCCTCTGGCTCTCAATTTCTCCCTCTCCATCAAGTAACCTCTGCTGCATATTCTCAAACTCATCATCAGTCGGAAGTATGGCCACAACATGACACCGGCACTGTGGATGCCAGCCATTAAAGACAAACTCCTTCGGGTACCTACCTTTCAGATCATCACAGATATCCACCACCGGATGATTGTTACTTAGTCTTACCTCAAATCCAACAATGAACGGGAGCTGTTGCCAGCGTTTGTGATCTGCTGTCCTGTAGGCCATATTGGTTTCAGTCCGGGTTAACCGCATAGCGTTCTTGTAGCTTGACCTGTAAACACCTTGCCCGGGATGATAAGCTTTCGCATTCTTTGAGAGCTGAAGTACGCCCCTGTGGTCCCGTACTCTCCGGTAAAGCCTTTCCGGTTCGTTGAGGTACTTACGGATATCACGCGACAATCCTGCAGCAGATCTTCCATCTGCAATACCGATATCTATAGCCATCTCCATCTCCTGGCGAAACTGCCCGACATAGTTCCAAACCCTCTTACTGATATTCAGCCCATCCATGCCGGTCTTTCTGGCAATAAATGCATCCCTGGCAGCCAGGTTTCGCTGAAGGTAAGCCTGTGGCACTTTGCCGATCTTCTTCAGTTTGAAAACACGTTCAGCACGGTTGTCATTGGTAAGGTTGGCTTCAGCCCATTCTTTCTCGATACCTTTTATGACAGTTCCTGAGACATCACCATAGAGCTTCTCGAAGATCTTTTTTGCCTCTTTATTGAGCTTCGGATAGTCCGAGAACCTAAAGGGCACATCAGGATCGATATCCGCTTCGCTGACAAGGGCAATCAATCTCCTGATGGCTGCCATATAAGCAAGTCGTGTCTTGTTTGCGTGTGCCTCAGTCCGGTGGAACAGGGCGCTGTTCTTATCAAGATCGTACATGATCAGAAGCCTTGTTCAAACACATCACCACTTGTTTCTCTCTTACGCTGTCTCTCTGCCTCAATCCGGGAAGTTTCCGAAGTGCTGTCGCTGATAAGTGGATTGAGTTCCCGGCCGGTTTCCTCGCTCATCATCCCTGCATCAATAGAGCTGACAAGGTTGGTGATCATTTCGGCAATATCTTCATTGAAAGGACTCTGGAACTGAGCATCAATAATCAGTTTGGAGCATTGATCTTTGAGCCTGATGTCAATTACGTTTGCTATGGCAGCGATCAACAAACTGATAAACCGGTCAACAAGTTCGTCATGGGACTCTTTATGCTTGTTCGCTTTGATCTCCGCCAAAATCATCATTTGTTTGAGCGCCTTTCCGGAAACATTGCTCAGGGCTTTCATGTTCTCAAAGTCAATGTTAGGGGTAAAGGTCTTGCTCAGAATGTGCTTCTGCAGGTAATCAATCTCCTGTTTCTTCAGCTCTGGCGCGGAGTCAATAGTCAGGTAGCTTACATCACTGTCTTTGCCATCCATGATGAATATCTTGCCTGGTTCTTCTTTCTCCGGAATGTTCTTGATTACATCCGCTGTTGCCTTAACTGCCGGGGAAGCGAAATAGTCATTTACATCCGCCGTAAGGCTTGCAATCCATTCTTCCCTTTTGATCAAAGGCTCTACACCCTCATGCTCTTTCTCCTGCCGGAAGTATATCACAGGAATTTTACCGATCAGGTTTTCTTCTTCCACTACGCTCCATCCCATATCTTCTTTCTTGCACCGGTATATCTTCTGTTTCATATAAACATCAAAGTAGTATGTAGTATATCCACCTTCATTGATGTAATATCCATGTCCAAAGGCTACCATCCGATTCCAACGATCAAACATTGGTTTGATTTCGTCCCCTAAGCTTTTACCAAGCACTTTGATCAAAGCATCAGGCTTGTTGCCTTCTTCGTCCTTGAAAACATGCAGCAGTAAGGCGCTTTCTGTTTCGGCCCCTGCAATACGTTTGCATTGACGTATCCGGCTGTCAAACCTTGTGGATTTAATAAGGTCCTTGAATTTTGAGAAGGCCTCTTCTGTACCTTCGGAGACCATCGAAAATTTCACAGGCTGGCCATAAAGAAACACCAGGGCAATCTCATTGATAAATCGTTGGTATGGAATAGGAAGTTTCCACTGTTTCTGTAAACGGATCGTCCTCCCTTCCTTATCCTTGATGATCTTGTCCGGCCGAGACATAATCTCATGGGATATTACGTCATACTCTTTGATGGCTTTGTCGACATCTGCAGATCGATCCTGCATCTTTCGGATGACATTGTCGATATCCTTGTTTTTGAGAAGCTCCTCAAATCCCTGTTGCATATTCAGGGCATGGTTCATTTTGTTTAACAGTACTCTTATCAGGTTCATGGTATTTGGGTTTTAAAGAAATCCGAGTGAAGTTTTATCAAGATTTTTGGGCAAGTCTATCTTGCCGCTTATGTAATAATCAATTGCATAGCATAATAAGTCTACATACTCATCATGTGTTTTCAATGGGAAGCCGCATACCTCATCAATGAATGATTCGTTCCAGTCGCCTTCTACAAGATACACCCGGCCACATTCAACCGAAGGGGAAGCAGCGTTTAGCCTGGTCTCTTTGCTGTCCGATGGGGAAGGGGTTTCAGTAACATTTAGCTTGGTTTCACGCTTGAGCTGTTGTATGACACTTTTTCCATTGGCTTTTGGTTCAATCCTAAGGGTTGATCGTGAATCGTAATTGTTTCCGCTTAGGTAACCCGGCAGGAACTTGATCAGGTCTGGAAACTCCTTGTATAGCTTTCTGGCGTCAAATATGAATAGGGCATTGTTGACGTATGTAGTGGCAATAATGCCTGAGGGGTCATTGTCTGACTTTTTCTTCTTTTCGTCATATGCTGTGTCGAGGAAGAAATGTACCGGTGCCCGGCCACGAATGGCCATGAACTGAGCCAGTGATATCTTTCTAAACCATTCCTCTTTGATGATGTTTCCACCCTCTACAGTCGGGGACTGGTCATATTGCCCGGCATATCCTTTACTGCCAAGGTCCACCTTTGCTTCATCAAGCACTTTTCGAGACAACCTTACCGGATCGAGCAGACCATCTATGTATCTCTCCTTCAATTCCGGAGGCTTGACGTTCTCTGAAGCTTCGGCCGGCAGACAGATATGCCGGATATTTTCTGTTTTCTTTTTGAGTAGATATCCGGTTGGATCGTCCTCATGCAGTCGCTGCATGATGGTAACCACAGGGGTATTTTCCTTGTTTACCTTACGTGATGACAGGGTTTTGGTATGATTGTTGGCTGCTAGCCTGAGACTGTCAGAGGTAGCTTGTTTTGGGTTCAGTGGGTCGTCATTAATGATAACATGTCCGTGCTTGCCGGTAATTGTACCACCTGTTGAGGTTGAGTATCTGGCCCCTGTCTTAGTGTTTTCATAGCTCCCTTTCGCTGATTTGTCAATTCTGATTTTTACCTCTGGGAACAGCAGCTTATACCTGTCACTGGTAATGATGTCCTTTGATTTGGAAGCGTGATCAATAGAAAGGTCTGCCGAATATGAATTTGTGATGATTCTCAGGGCCGGGTCTTGTGTCCATAGCCAGGCTGGCCACATCACCGTGACGATGGTTGACTTGGTGGTACCCGGGGGAATGTTTATGATGATGTCATATGGTTTGGGCTTACGTGCTACAATGGATTTTGAAAGCTCCTGTAGTTCCTGGCATAGGTACTCAATATGCCAGTTATAGACCGGTTCTTCTTTGATGATGACTTCCCAGAAAGTCCTTACAAAGTAGAAGAAGTCTTTTCTGCATTCACTTGCCTGTACACTTAGCGCCATTCTGATAACATTATCCGTTAACATTGAGACTTTCTGCTATTTTGAGCAATAGTTTCCTTTCTTCTTCTCCCAGCGTACTTGTGTCTACATCCATTGCAATTGGGGATCCATTAATGCCGCCTATCTCATGCCGTTCACTGTACCCTCGGTTCTTTCCTTTCGTTTTGAGGTAGAAGATTATAGCTGTTGTGTCCTCATTCTTGATTTTCTTCAGTAGTGCGGCCTCGGCCACATCAATCTGAAGTTCCTGTATATCCTCGGCCTTGCGTTTAAATTCCGGATCCTCTTTGCACCAATTGTAATAAGTGACCCTGCTGATGCCGGCCTTCTCACAGGCGTATGCGACAATTCCGGAAGTCTCCCGGAGACAGTCAAGCAGCTTTGCCTTTTTCTTCTTTTTCGATAGCCTTTCACCTTGCCTCATCGGGATAGTCTTTAGAATCCTCTAAAAGCTTCCCGGTTACAACCCTCACAGTCCTGTTCTTTGGGTCTCCAGCTATTAATATTTGATAAATCCTCCGGCATGTGTCTGATGTTGTTTTTGGGCTTACACGGGCGAATAACTTCTTCACCTGTTTGTACCCGGGGTATTGGTCTGGGTGTTGGGATGCCTTCTTTAATTCCTCCCTTAAGATTACACGATAGTCTTTGTCAATACTGAAATTATCATCCTGTCGAGAAGACCGGAACATATCCGTGTCCCAATAGAGCATTACAAGGTCTGCATTGGGCTCTCTCTTTACAATCTTCTCAAATAGGTTTGGGTAAAACTCGAGTACCTTTGGAAGGGTCTTAATGGTGTCAATGCTGAAAAATTGACTGATGCGCAGTTTGTTAACCGGCACGCCTGTTTTGTAGAGGTACAGGTAAGTCTCCGGAAACTTCAGGTTGTTTCTCTCAATATAAAGCCATACGTCATTGTCTCTCCAGTCATAGATAGGGTAGAGGAACTTTGACTTATGTTGACCGGCAATTGATTGCCTTCTTTGGACAGACTCATAGACTCTAAGGCCAACCATCTGGTAAATATTCTGAAACAGGTACTTTGAAAAAGCCTGGTAAGTCATACCAAGTGAGAAGTCCTTGTGATGTCTGATAGCGAATTTGGGCATAGGACGAATCCACAGATCTTCCTTGCCAGGTTCCCAACAAATGAAGCTCTCGTCATTCTCCAGACGGTTGCAGCAATTGTAATGCTTGATCGGCAGACAGAACCAGTAGAACTTTGCTCCCAGAGATAGAAACAGGGACCGCCACTCTATAACGATCTGTTCAAAATCCGGGTAAATACCTTCTTCATCATAGAAAACAACAATTAACCTGCTGAAGTCAATGTTATACTTCTGCATGGTTTTGATAACAATATCAGCCATGCAAATAGAGTCCTTTCCACCGGAGAAGGACATGCTTATGTACTTGTGCTTATTGAAGGATTCCAGAACCCTTCTCTCAGCTGCAGTTACAACATCAACATCGAGCGTTTTCGTTTTCATTGATACCTCCTCAGAACCTCTGCCTTATTGAATGTTTGGCGTTTGATAACTGTTTTCAGGAATGTCTCCCTGTCAATCTTTGACAGCCGGAAGATCTCCTCACGGCTCATTCCGATCTCTTTTGAAATTTCATCCACCGTCTTGCCTTTGTCGAGCAATGACTTGACTATGTTCTCCATGGGTTCAAGAAGATGTGTTCCCCGGGCCCGGTTAAAGGTGACCGTACCGTACATGTTCTTACTTTCGTCCTCATGGGCCACAATGACAACAGGTATTTTGCCACCTAGTATTGTTTTCAGAGGCTCTCTTCCGGAGACAAGCCAGCGATGGAACCCGTCAATGATTGTGTAATCAGGACGAATTACGATAGGGAAACAGAAGCCGTTGGTAAGTATGGATTGCATCAAAAGCTTGAGGTTTTTCTCAAGAACTTTGTTAGGGTTGTAGTCATTAGGACGAATCAATTCCCTGTTAATGAATTGCATCTCCCTGAGTGGCTTAAATAGGTCTTTTTCCATGATCAGAAATTGATTAGTTGTCCGCAGTGTGGGCATGTCATTGTCCTTACTCCGCTCATTCCGGCTTCGATGTTTTCAAACTGTGCATCAACAGCGGCTTCATGTTCCGGAGTGAAGTTGTCGCCTCTTTGCGGTGGCTTTGTGAAGTCAACCCCCATATTGTCTGGCGATATCTCATTGATGATCGTGTCGAGGTACTCAGGGGAAAAGCCGATGATATCCAGTTCCCCGATCTGCTTGATGATCTTCTCAACCTCCGTGAAGTTCACATAACTCATTGACTGAATCTTGTTGTCTTCAATGAGAAGCTTCATCTTTTGCTTTTCAGTGAGGCCTCGTATGATGGTTACCTTGGCTGTTTTCTCTCCCTTTTTCTCAAGGGCCAGACGTTTACCATGGCCACAGAGTATCTGATAATCTTCATCACAGATGATCGGATAATACTGACCGTATCTTTCCATGCTCTGTACCAGAGCATCAATTTGGGCGTGTGTATGTGTGTTGGGATTTCCAGGGAAGTCCTTGAGAAGAGACAGGTTAAGGGTTGTTTCTTCATGTTTTACTTTAGCTTGCTTTGCCATGATTTTGGAGTATTGATTTTGCTTCGTTGAAATAATCTGCTGCAATGTGTAATGTCTCCGGACTGATTTGGTAAAGCAGTTCCCAGGAATGTTCGCGGCCAAGGCTTGAAGTCTGAACCGGCCAGACCCCGGTGCCGTTTATCCATCCTTGAGGATCATCATAGATTGGTGGAAGATTCCTGTTCTTGTAATAGTGGCATACTGCCAACACATGTTCATGCTTCCAGTGTGCGATAGGTGAAAAGCGGGTTACACCAGACTTATCGGTGTATATGTTCTGGCCACCGGAACCGGTATAATTGCCGTCCTGATGTCTGCGGCCAAGACAAATAATGTCAAGACTGGCATTTTTGTAGAAATCCTTTTGTGCTGCATGCTGAATGAGAGAGTACCAGGTTGCAAGATGCTTTGAATCCTCAGGAAATACCATATGGGGGTTTTGAAGCAGCCATTGATATCCAATGTTGGCATCCCATGTGACAAGTCCCGCGGGTTTGTTCAGGTGAATCCAACTCAGGTAGTGAGGATATTCCAGAGCCTGAGACAAGCCAATAACACAACTTCTGATTCCGGAGAGCTCACAGACGACCTGTAGGGCGATGCTGTCTTTTCCACCAGACCAGGCATAACCTGCTTTCTTGTTAGCGGTTTTTGATCTGATTGTTAAAACAGCATCAGCAACGAGGCTTTCAATATGGTCACGGGAAACAACCTTTTCGATGTTATCCCAAAGCCTTTGAAAAGCCTCATTGCTGGCAGTTTGTTTTCTGCCTGGTGTCAGGACTTTTTGCATCAGATATGTATCGCTGTTGAAAGAGTGAATGAATCTGTGCCGGAATCGTACCTGAATTGTAACCATGACAGGTTAGTTAGTTTCACACGGGCATTGGTTACAAATCCTGGTCGGTCCCTGATCGAGTAACCGGCATTAACGATGAGATGTTTCCATGCATAACCCGCGAGGATCTGTAATCGGTCATTGATTAAAAACCCGTCACTGCGGTATAGGTTATCCCATGTGAAGTCAACCATATAGCTTTTGAGTTTGACTGTTCCGGAAACCGTCTCGCTGAATGATTCTGTCTTGAGGTCATAAATTGACCTGAAGAGCAGGTAATACTTCTGCTGATAGTTCACGTTTAGCCAAAGCTGAGGGATAGCCGCTTCTCGGTTGAAGTTGTACTGGAGTACCGGTGTAAATGATATCCATTCGGCAGGTTGCACCTTGTAACCCACAAATGGGGAAGCGGAAAGCGATCCCGGGGCATTTACAGAGGTTGTCAATGGCAGCCAGTATCTGAACCTTGTCGGTTGCGTGATACCATCATAAACCTGCCCGGATAGGCTGACTGTCGCAAGCAGGATCATCAGAATTGAAAAGAACCTTTTCATGTTTGAATAGAATTTAGGTGATTGAAACTTTTAATGATCTTGCGTAATGCGTTCCTGGCGTTGAGTGCCGTGACGTAGATCGTGTCAGGTTCCTGGAAAGCTCTTTTGGTTTCTTTCTTTTGCCCTTTGACGTCAATCATCACCTGTGATTGAACTTCAACCTTTTTCAGGTGTGTTGTCTTAGTGTTAAAGGCAAAGAGACTGTGGCCGGGTTTGAGCCTTATCCGCCCCAGATGCTTGAATTCTTTTTGGGTCTCTGCAACAAGCTGTGTATCGGGTTTGACCCTGGTTGGTTCAAAGTCGTACATATCAGTTTTGGTGGATTGGTAAATTAGGTTTTTCGAAAAAGACCGTTTCTTCAGCTGACATCCATACTGGTGGTTGTGTCTGACCGGACACTACAGAAAGCCATATACGGCCTGTTCGCTTAACCTTTTCGATTTCTTCTGGAGATAGCTCCCAGCATGAAATACATTGTTTGCCATCGGTAAAGACAGGCAGGGGAGAGCATTCATCCTCTGACATGCCTGGCGGTGGCCCAAGCTGTTGGTTCTGCTCTTTAAACTTTACTGGTTTCATCTTTCACAGTGATTGAGATGATTCCAGAGGCAAGGATGGTGAAGAGTGAGCCGGTGACGATAAGGACTGTGTTGGCGGAGAAGTTTCCAATGGCGAAAATTGGTAGGCCAATGACCATGCTTGTAAGTAAGCCATAGAACAGACCTCTTTCGCTCATTCGGATGCCTTTGATGGCAAAGGCTGTCGGTAGCATTACCGAGGCTCTCAGTGTGCCATAGATAAGAAAAAGGTGGAGGATCTTCAGTCCGGGAATGTTTGCGATCAGTATGGCCAGTACAGTTACATATACCATTGACCATTTAGCAAACTCCACTTCTGAGATTAGATCGAGTTTTCTGATTCTGTTGTATAGGTCATGACCAGTGACAGACGAAACAGCACATATGATGCTGTCCACTGTTGAGATAAGCCCCGAAAGGATCATCACCATGAACAAGTACAAGAACCAGTTAGGGGCAAAGGCAATCACAGCCCCTACATTTACAAGTTGTGTGTCCTGAATATCCAAACCTTTACCAGCTGCAAAGAACCCAAAGACGGCTAAGGAAATGGGTACGCAGGCAAATATTACAGCTGCCCAAAGGAATGCTTTTTTAACCTGTCCCTGCTTGATAGCAAATACACGTTGCCAGAACATCTGGTCACCGAAAGTGCCGGACAGTAGGCCTATTGTAGTGGGGATGCCAAATGCAAGGGTGACGGCCAGACCTTTGCCGGAGAACATGCCTTGGATATCACCGGCCTTTCCGGATAATCCCTCAATAAGTGTCTCCATGCCACCACCATTTATAAACATGAAAGGCAAACCGAGTAACAACACTATCAATATCCATAGCATCTGCCAGTAGTCGGTAATGATACTTGCCCGGAGACCTTTTGCAAAAGTGTAAATCAGAGGAATGATCGCAAGTAGTATTGTAGTCAGCATAAAAGGTAGTCCGGTAATCTTCCACATGATGGTTGCCCCGGCAAGTAGCTGTACTGCCAGGCTAAGTGTCTGCAGCCCGAAACTCTCAATCAGGTATAGGTTATGGGTACGGTTACTGTACTTGCTCCGGATATAGTCAGAGAATGTCCATCCATCCGGATATTTTTTCCTCATCCATGTTGCAAAGTAGGCAAAGATCACAAGGGTAAGCACGTTAGGGACCACAAACCAAAATACGCCTACCCATCCTGATGTGAAGGCTTTCTCTGAGGCAACAAACATTGAAGGAGCCCATACCCATGTGGCAGCAAGTGAAAAGGCAGCCATCCATCCGGGGATAGACCTGTTTGCAAGTAGGTAATCAAGCTTCGTTGAACTCTTTCTTCCGATCATCCGAGTGATAAAAAAAACGGCCACGAAATAGGCGAGGATGAGCAGAAATCCTGTCGATTGTTCCATGTCTTTTTATAGTGTTAAAGGTGTAAAAATCAAGGTAAAATTATATGTCCCTGTGATAGACACCTAATTTGAGCAGAAAATGTATTGTTTCCTGCTGATACACACAAAAAGAGGCTTTGGATAAGAAAAAAAACCGAACTACAGTATTGCAGTTTCAGTTAATTAACACGGAAAAACTGTGATAAGGGTGAGATAAAAGGGGAGATTAGCGGGTAAGTTTACACGGGTTTTAGGATCGTTTCAGATAGGTATCGGATAAGGTTGAAAAAATGATGCTGATGTTTAACCTGGATTGATAAAATTTATATTTTCGGTGAAATATTTTGTTTCGTCAAATGAAATAATTACATTCAGTATGTCACAGTTCTTAGTCTCTATTAATGACGAACCGTCAATTCTTGACAAAAAAGATTCTAAAAAATGGATCAGTAGTGTTGAGTTCTACAGCACTATACTTGTCTTAGGTGGTTTAGGTATTTTGCTCTACACATATAGTCTTAGTTATAATTGTAAGCTTGAGGGTGAAGATCGAGGTCAGTTCGGTGATTTTGTCGGTGGTGTTGTGGGATCAATGTGGGCCTTAGCAGGAGTGATTCTTTTTTATGCTGCTCTAAAACAACAAAGAATTGACAATAAGGATAATAACAGAGCAATACAAGAGCAGAATAGAAGTTCCAGACAACAAATAAACGCACTCAGAGCACAAATCAGTGTAATGAGTAGGTCAAATGATTTGATAGCAAAGCAATTATCGACACAAAATAAACAACAATTTGAAGCGACGTTCTTCAGTTCTTTGAGATTTCATGAAGCTAATGTGATAAACATTAATTATCAGAGGAAAATTAGCAACCCTTTTGAATATGAAATTTCAAAAAGTACTGTTCCATGGGCTCGTCGAGATTTTGAACCATATCTTGGTCGAGAGTCATTTCAACCTTTGTACTCTGAGTATAAGTACAAATTCCAGTCAACTAGGGACAACAAAAACAATGAAAAATCAGCTTCAGGAGATGACAAAAATACCTCTAATAATATTCAAACTAATTTATTAGCAGTAGTAAACGAAAGTTATCTTGATTTTTTTAGAGAACATCAGGCATCATTAGGTCATTACTTCAGAACTATCTACCAAATAGTAAAACTGGTTGATAACTATGGGGGTGAAGACGCAAAATACTATACTAACTTTTTAAGGGCGCAATTTTCAACCTATGAACACATTCTGCTTTTTTACAATTGCCTAAGCGATATGGGGAGAGAAAGATTCCATCCATTAATTATTAAGTATCAGCTACTTAATAATCTAAACAAAAAAGAACTAATTCACGAATCTCACATAGAGCTCTACCCTAAAAAAGCATACGAGTAGAAACTTCATTAAAGGTCATCAATCTTAATCCCAGCTAAATATTCATCCACTATCTCCGGGTTTACAAACGTCCTGATGGTTACGAGTTCATGTGACTCGAAGTCAACAGTTATCGCAACATAGAAAGTATGCATGCTATAAAGACGTACGATAGTGTTTTCAGTTATGGTTTCGTGAAGCAGAATGCCATGATTGAGCAAGGCATGTACCTGTTCTTGCTTTTCAAGTATCCGGAATTCATAGTGCCCGATGGACATGGCTTAGTGAACGATTAGTTTTTGGGATTGTACTGTAGAGCCACTGATAAGCGAAACAATGTAAACGCCCGGTGAAAGGTATGTTTGAAAAGAGTGTGTGTTCATTCCTTTCGGCAAAGAGAATCTGTTTATGAGCTGTCCGGATGGAGTAAAGATAGATAAGAGGCCGGAATTAACTGGATCGGACTGGCTAATGACGAGACTGCCGTTTAGGTAGTAACACGAATAACTTGTTGGAGAATCAGGCTCGGAAATACCTATGCTGCCGCCAAAGACAATTAAGAAACGGTCTTGTTCGTCGGAAATATCTGCGGAGAAGATGAATGGAGCAGAAAGCAGAAGGTTGTGGGAAAGGTTGGTTTTAGTATCGACAAGTGTTGCTGTGGTCAGAGGATCGAAACCGAAAATAAAAGGAGCAGAAATAGAGTGTTGGCCGGAAATGCCTGGCTGAAGTGAAAGAGGAATGGATTTGGCAGAGGGAAGGCCGGGGAAATGGATTGAGTGCTTTTCCTGACTATGCTGAATCCAAAGATTGGGTGCAGTCGGATCTATGCTTTGCATCTTTCCGGTACCTGAGATAATACCTGAGTCGTTGAACTGAATGAGGACTTCATCAGAGAAGTTATTTGGAGAAGATACATGAAGCTTCAGGGTTGGGAATGTGACGCTGTCGGATTTGAGAAAAACAGGGTTTTGTTGGACTCGGATATTATTGTTCATCGAGAGGCTGCCTGATGAGGCAGCGCGGACAAAAAAACCTTGTCCTGCTGGGATGTAACGTGAGGTGCTGTTTGTGCCATCGTTGCTGACAAGACTTGAATTGTAGGTACCATAATTGCCTGCGGCTTCGTTGTAGACCCAAAAATCGTATCCACCTGAGTTCTGCTGCAGAGAAGTGCGGCCCCAGCCGGATGAAGCTTTCCAGTCAATAGCCGAAACGTAAGGGTTGCCGATGAGGTTGAAGCCCTGATAAGTGGGGTTGGAAGCGTCGGCGGTGATATCAACGGAGATAGGGCCATTGTTGAGCAGGCCGGTGAAATCTTTGGTGGGAGTGGCTTGGTTGTAAGCAACCATGTAGCCGCGACCGGGGACAAAATCGGGGCCGTTGACCTCCATGAAGGTGGGGCTTGAGGTGATGTTTTTGTAGTTGACCCAGGTGACAGAGGGTTCATCGTAACAATAAAGATCGTAGCCGGCAACAGGGATAAAATCGGAGTCGGATATGGATTGAGAAACGGGGGATGAAAGCAGGTGATAATCCCAGACATTGCCGGGGATGTAGCGTTGAACTGTGGCAGGGACGTTGTCGGTGTTGTGAGAAAACATGCCTGAACCATTGGCATCAGAAGCAATTGTGAAGCTTGACACGCCAGCCTGATTGGAAACAGAGCCTTGAACAGTTAAGCTGATACCAGGGTTGATGGTGAGGCTTTCGCCGGAATTGATGCCCAGATTTAGCAGTGTGCCTGACTGATTTATGATTGAGGAGCTTGACAAGGTGAATGAATAATTTGGAAGAGTTTGGATGCTGTTACTGGTGGCCCAGTTAGCAGGGTTGGCAATAAGGCTTTTGAGCACAGAGGGAGTGCCAGAGGTGATGTTGTTATAATATCCATTATCTTGACTTACTGAAAGGGCATTGACATTGTCAGTTAGGGTTGAGGGAAGATATGAAGTGTTTGCGGAGGCAGAGCCCGAGGTGAGCCATGCAGAGTTATCTAAGTTTAGAGCAAAAATGACGGTTTGGTCAGAGTTCCATGTGCCTTGGTAGGCTATGAGTTGATCGCCTGAGGCAGAGAGGAGAAAGTTAGAAGGACTATTTGAATTGAAACCAGTGCCGGTGATGTCCATTGAGTTGGTCCATGTGATAACAGTTCCGGCAGGAATAACAGATGGTGCAGTGTAGGTTAGAAAGCCCTCACCGGTTCGCGGTGTGGTAGCTGATGAAAAGCCATTATCCGTGAAATTTATGACTGTGCCGCTAGCCAGCTGTGAAAAGTTGATAAAGGTGAACTTGTCAGGATCATCGGTCTGATATTGAATAATAGCTATGTCGCCGGGTTGAAGAACGGTGGAACCTTCGGTGGTAGCTATTGTAGACTGAGGGATGGAGCCATCGGTTTTGTAATCAATGAGGGATCCGGAATTGGTGTAGGGGAATATTTTGAAATAATGAGTGGTGCTTGAGGCAAGGCCGGTGAAGGTGTAGGACTGAGCGCCGTAGGAGACGTTTTTGGCAAGAGGGCCATCGCTAACAGGTGTGCCATCAATGGGGGCAAAAATGGCATCGTAGCTTACTGTGCTGCCCAGGATGAGGTAGCCTGCCGGAAGGGTGGGGCCGGAGGCGTCTGACCATGTTAGGTTTATAGAGGCATAAACCGGAGAGCCAGCTGAAGATGCAAAGGCTGTGGCGTGGTTGGAAGGCTCGGCGACGGCGCCTGATGGGAACCAGACCTGATCAACATAATCCGGATTGTCAATAAATGGATTGCGGTTGCTCTGAATGGCATAAATGGCATTGTTCCGATCAATTTCCTTTTGAGAGACTGGATCGGCGGAGTGCCAGGCATAGAGAAGATTGAGAAACCAGGTTTCGAAAGATGGGTAGTCAGTTTCATTAAGTATCGCATCGGCATAGGTGCTGTTGGGTGACCAGGAATCTATTACGTTGCGGTAGCGGGTGGACATGTAGAAATAGGCACGGGCTATGTCTCCCTTGTACTCATCAATAGGTTCGAAGGCTGTGCCGGAGTATCCCGGATAACTGGATGGACCGCGCTTAGAACCATTTTGGGAGGTGTAGGCAGGGGAAGCAACAGTTGAAAAAGGATAGTTGCTGTGGCCGGTGCCGTTGACATACTGATCAACAGGGAAGATGTGGTGAATATCGGTGTACATAGGTGAGGCGCCTGCAAAGTAACTTGATGGGAAACTATGCTCGCGGGAATAACAATCTCCTTCCTGGGTGGAGATGCCGCACTGATTTGTGCCAACTATATACTCATAAGGCGGAGTGCCAGAGGGGACGTCGGAATAGATGTCCCAGATTTTGTCACCGCTGCGCACATCAGTTGTGTAAAATGCATTCCACACGCCGGGGGTGTAGGAAACCTTGTTGTGATCCTTGATGATGTTGTATAAGGCGGAGTGCAGATCATTGCCGGAGAGCCCGATTGCAGCATCGTAGTAGCCGTTAGGGGCCTGGGCATGAAGGATACCTGCATAGAGCAGGAAAACAAAGAATGTTGATCGAATGAGAGCTATATAGATATTCAACATATGTAACTTACTTAGTTATATTTTCGTAAAATTACATTATTTTTGAGTGATCAAAATACGTTTTTACTCTGTGAAAAAGTTCCAAATTAAATAAGCATCAGATTATCACATTACAACATATGTAATTCTTAAAATAATTAAATTATGTCAAATCATTCACTAAAGAACTTTTTTAGGCAGAAGCCAAATGTATGTCCATACTGCCATGTAGCTAATCACCCTCGATGTTTAAATATGGAAGGGTCTAAAGATTCTGAAAATAATACAATACATGTGGTGATGTGGAGATGCGGAAATGAAGATTGTAACAGAATTATTCTAACTCAACATATTGAAGATATTAGTGGGTTAAAACTATCTCGTTTTCTCGATGGGACACCAAAAGGTCCTGAATGGCCTAAACTTATAGAGGAAATGAAAAGTGGACATCCGAATGATATAGACATAATGAAAGGATCAAGATTTATTAAAACATATTTACAAAGTTTAGTTGCTGAAAATATGGGACTTGATGAACTGGCTGGAATGGGATATAGAAAGTCTATCGAATATTTGGTTAAAGACTGGGCGATAAATCTATATCCTGAAAAAAGAAATGAAATTTTCAATAATTGGCTTGATTATGTAATTAAGAACTTCTTTCAAGGTGAATTAAAGGAAATTTTACTAAGGGCCACCTGGTTGGGCAACGATCAATCTCATTACAATCAATTATTTCAAGATTACAATATTGGTGATCTTAAGGAATTGATCGACCTTATCGTAGTTGATCTAGATCGAGAACATAAAAAAAAGCAATACATAGCTAATATCCAAAAGAGGAAATAGAAAATAATTATTAATCATTAAAATTTTAAGGAGAAAAAATTATGAGTACTCTTAAGTTTAGACTAAAAGCTGGTACAAGTACAGCAATTCTTTCACTTGATTGGTCCAACAACAGTTGGATTTGTAATGACAACTTCTTTTTAGCAAAAAGGGGCCGTTGTGGATTTAGTCAGCAAGCAGTTTTCCTTTACGGACCAGAACAACCCGGCAATCAACATCATGGTTCTTTAATCTTTACTAAAGACTATGTTAAGCTTACAAAAGGCGACACGGGAAAATGTCACATTGTTAAGACATCTATGGTCAACACACAAATTCCTAAAGAAGGCACATGGGAGTTTTTAGATGAGTCTTAGTGTTTTTTGCAGTACTTCAGAATGGTTATGTAGATTTCTTCCGAAACTCTGTCACCGTCATATCTGAAAGCAAAAATTCCTTGATCTTATTCCGGGAAATTAATCTGACAGTAAGCTGATCAAGCACAGTGTTCAGTTTTCTTCTTGTCCCTGGATCGGTCTGGTAAAGCCGTTGCATGTTTTTAAGTCCGTGTACCGCTGTAGTATGATCCCGGTTGAATAGGGCGGCTGCGTTTGTTAGAGATACATCATGCAGAAAAATCATCAGGAGCATAGCCATATACCTGGCATCAACACGCTCCCGCTTTCGTTTCTTCTCCGGAAGATCTGTGACCTTATAGATCATACTGCATGTGTCAATGATTCTTTTGATCATCTGGGCTTTTGTTTTTGCCGGTTTTACCTCCGGTATTCCGGGAAGGAGGTAAGGACTTGGGATATAAGCAGTAGTTTGTGTGTTCATGAGTTGCGTATATTTATTCGTTGGTTATGCACTCTGAACCTTTTCAGCACATTTCTTAAATCCGTTGCCAACCATATATTGTATGAATGCACGGCCTCTTTCTGTCCAGTAGGTTGTAACAGCAGTTTTTTGAGTACCGTCATGGTCAGTATAAGTGTGTGTTTTTGAACGTGTATAACCTTTGTTCTGATACTCATGATAGAGCACCCATGTTTTACCAGATCTGTAAATAATCCTCTGACTATGGAGAATTCTGTTTAATGACACAGCACTCATTCCCATATCCTTTGCAATAACATTTGTAGGGATGAGGCTTTCACTCTGCAGAACATTGTTATAATAATGCACCTTTGGAGCTGCCTTAATCAGTTCTTTTTCTTGCAGCATTGCTGTCTGAGCAAAACGTTCCTTTTCTTCCCGCTCTCGCTTTAACTCTGTAGCAAGGTTAATGATGAAGTCCGGGTTAAGAAGATCTTCCGGGTTAATTGCTGTAGCCTTAAACTTCAGAAGTTCTTTGATGCGGTCATTGCACCATATGGCAAAACTGGGGAACAACCATCTGGCAAACTCCATGGCCACATCTTCATGCATCCATGTGCCGACTCCGTTGATTGTCTGAATCAGTTTTAACCTATCCGTTTTTCGGATAGCTTCCAGTTCTGTCAGGAACTGCTCGGTTGATGGCAGCTCTAACCATTTCCCGGGCCGCTTCCTGAAGGCAGAAGCCATTTGCGTTGCGTTAACCATTACTTCAGAATCTTTTGATTTGAAGCCTACCGGAAACCCATTGTAATTGAACAAGTTTAGATTTTCCATATGAAGTATTATTTCAAGTATTCTTTGATTACTTTCTCAAACTCATCGAAAGTCCATACGACAGCTGTAGCATATCCCTGACTCTTGACCTCATTCAGGAACTCTTCCTGATCATCACTCAAATCATTCTTGCCATATTTGAACTCGATGTAAAGTCCATGATATCCGTTTCGGGGAACAGCCAGGCAGGTATCAGACACCCCGGGTACCACCCCCTGAAGCTTGAGGTTCTTAGCCTCGATCTTATTCCGGCTTCCACCGTTCGGGATGGCATAGAATAACTTCTTGTATTTCGGATATGCTAACCGAAACCATTTAAAGCATTCTGCCTGTAGTTTTCCTTCCTGTGATTTCATGGCTTAAGTTTTTTCTTGCATATCCGGCACCGGACCTCTTTGCCAGTTGTGTTGACCAGACATTTGGAACCACATCGGCAGTACTTGTACCTGTCAAGTAACTGACTGATCTCATTGAAATCACTATCGAGCAAGGTCACACCATGCTCCTGTGCGAAATATTCAAAGAGTGATTGTCTTAGCTGTTTGTCCATAGCATTTGTGCAATTAATTCCTTAGTCTTAAGGTCAACTGTACGCCATCCTTGGGAGCCTCTCCAAGCGAAAGGATAGGGTAGAGGCTTAACATCGCTGTAAACATGACAGTAAAGGCCCGGAAAGTAATTGACATAACAATCGTTCTCATCTTCCTTGGTCATAGGCCGGGAATCAATCAGCCGGCCGATGCCAATTGCATGGCCCTCTTTTTGGGTGAACCTGTTATGAGTTTCCATGGCCTCAAAAATCCGGAGCAAGTGATTAGTACCAGATATGTTTACAACCTGGTCAAGCAAATAGGATTTCTTGCTTGAGCAGATCAATACCCATCCCCGGTAATTCGTAGGCCATGTCCGGGTCTCAATCTTTCCCATCAGCATCATATCAGCATAGGGTTGCCGCCATGAGAGAGCGCGTAGTGTCATGTCTGGCGTGAACTTTTCCATATTACTTTCTCCTATCCGGGGCTATAGTGTCAAATGCGACCTGATTAAACATCTCCCTGAAGCGACTGCGGAGCCTTGATCCATAAAACTGCTCAATGGCATTAGGATTCAGATTTGTTGTGATATGTGTCAAGTGATGAGGGACAGAATCGTAACGGTTAAGCAATATCTCTCCCATAGCATTTACCTTGTCTCCGAACCGTCTGCGCTCTTCATCGGTACCCAGATCATCAAAGCAATAACCGGTCAGGCTTTGACCATAGGCATTTGTGGCAATTGGTTCCGGAACACTGAAGTTTTTAATAACCTGGAACCCTGACTCAACAAAGTCATACGTTATAAACCTTACACTCGATAGCCTGTATGATTGCTGTGGGTTACTGGCAAAAGCTTTCATAATGACTGTTTTTCCTGTGCCTCGGTCGCCCATCAGCAGCAACCCTTTCTTCAGGGACAACCCATGCTTTTCTGCATCCAGAGAACCGGAAAAGTAGAGTGAAAGTTTGTCAATGATTTCCCTGTTGTGATCATCAATCACATAAGTCCTGCCGATTATCCTTGAAGCCCGATCCAGAAAAACCTGTTTCATCTGCTCAGGTGTGTAACGGATAATTTCACGGGGCTGGTCTACTTTCTCCCAGTATGCCATTTCAAGGCTTCGGGAGTATTTTGTTTCCCGGGCCTTATGAACTAATCGGTCATAGGTTTCCTTTGTGATGGTAATATGCCCGGGTGAAGTTTTTAATAATTGAGCCCTACGCTGCTTTTCAGCAGAAATTACAGCCCGGATTTCTTCCTGAGTAAGTTCAGGCAACTCATAACGGGACGTTGTATCCTTCGACTGCAGAGCGCCTGGGATCACTTGCTTTAAGGGTTGAGGTTCCATTGGTTTTGTTATTGTATTTACCTTCAAGGACTTTTACGAAATTGTTTGGCCTCATTAGCCAGTCAAAGTCTGCCATCCAGTCACCGGTTTGCCCGGCCAGAAAATCTGAAAGATTCGCTTTTTGAAACATTTCAAAGATTCTTTCACGACCATGTTCTTTCAGCCGGGCATTGATGAATCCGCGACGCTTTTCAGTTATCATCTGAACTTTTGGTAACCTGGTGCAGATCTTATTGAATCCCTCAATGAATTCAGTATAACTTATTCGAGGGTCGGAAGGTGGTTCGTCACCGTCAAGGTGACAAGAAGATTTATCTTCAGAAGTAATTTCTTTTTCTTTAATTTCTTTTCTTTTCTTTTGTGAATTATTGTTCTCACTTTCTGAATTAATGTCAGCATTATTAGAATTAATGTTAACATTTCCGATTTTATCAACCTCTACAAGCAGAAAATCACGTTCAACCTCGACAGATTTGAACCTTTTTGTTGCCTCAAAATATCGCTTCTGGATTCCTCTGGATGTTAATATTCCAAACCTGTTAAGTAGGGTTTCATCAAAGAAACCGCGCTTAACCAATTCTTTGACCACTTCGCTCACTAACGAAGGGGAGACACCATCTCCCGCGCGTTTCGCAAGCAGGGCACTTTCATCATCATTCCATGGAGTATAATAGCCGTTGCGATAAATCTTGCAAAGTAACCGGATGGCAATTACTTCACCTTTTACACCGAATCTGGCTGAGGTGAATTCAATCTTTTCGTCATTAAAGAAATCAACATCAAAGCTGAAGTACTTGATTCCGATTTGGTTCGTTCGTGCCATATTACTTTTTACTTGTATGTTACATCTACATTCACTTCAAGTCCTCTTGCCCGGTACTCTTCCATTACTTTCTTCTTGTATTGTTCCACTGTCATATCTGTTAAGATTATAAGCTTTCTATCATCAACCAGTTGATCATTTTTTTTGAGCAGTATTTTTGCTCTGTAAATCACCGTTTTCATCTTCAATCAGATAGTTTAATGGGAATATACATTTCTCTCCATAGGCTCCAAACAGCCCATCTTCGCCAATAACCCTGATGCTTCCATAGTGCCGGCCGGCAACCTGCGCCTTAAATATGCGGTGGCCGTTGTCAACCATGACGGTCATTCCCCTTTCAACACTTTTTCTCCATGCACGGAGTTTAAGTTCTTCGTTGATTAGAGCAAAGCCATAAAGCATGAACGGAATCAATGTTATTGCGGCGGCAAGCAAAATCAGGATGAATAGCCATGTTTTCATTGTTGTTCAGTTTTTTGGTTAAATAAGTCAGCTACCATGTTCACGATATCCTCCTCAACCTGTTCGGTAGCACCGGTAACCGTGGCAGCTATTTCACGTTTCGTTTGAATGATCCGGTAAATCTTCTCGTCAATAGTATCTTCCCCAAGGAAGTAGGTACATGTTACACTGTCTTTCTGGCCAATACGGTGACACCTATCTTCACATTGATCACAGTCAGCAGCTGTCCATGGGAGCTCTACAAATGCAACCCTGGAACTGGCCGTTAAAGTCAAACCAACGCCAGCCGCTTTGATAGAGCAAATGATCAGTTTCGTCTCCGGGTCGTTCTGAAAGCTATCCACCGCCTGTTGGCGCTGTATGGTGTTGTCGTCTCCTGTAATCGTTACCGCAGCAGGATAGTGCTTGTGAATAGCCTGGATGACCTCTTTAAGGTGAGCGAACAAGACAAGCTTTTCACCAGACTCCATGATATCATTCACAAACTCGAACACATCAGCAAGTTTTCCACGTGCAGAAATGTTCTTAAGAATTCCGATCAATACCATGACTTCACCACGCAGTGCCCGGGCAATCTTTTCATCATCGGCCTCTTTATACTTGATCAGGTATTTAATCAGGTTTGCTTCAGCTTCATTATACTCTCTCCGGGTACTTATCTGGCAAAGGACAACCTGCCGCATCTTTGCCGGAAGATCTTTAAGTACATCTTGCTTATCTCGTCTGTAGAAGCAGTTCAGGTTAAGCATATAGTTCAGTTCCCGGAGGTTTGAGGCTTCCTGTGGGCCGCTGCAATAGCGTTGTGTGAACCTCTGATATCCTCCGAACCTCGGCATCTGCTCAATGATACCTAACTGTGATATCAGGTCCTTTGGCTTATTGATAACCGGGGTACCAGTCAATGCAAGGATATATTCCTTTCCGGATGCTATGCCCTTGGTGAACTTTGTTTGCTGTGTGGCTGTAGACTTTACCCGGTGGCTTTCATCAATAATTACACTCTTGAAAATATTTGTCAGGTGCTCTTTAAACTTGACATGATTAAGCCTGAGTTTTGCTCCCTTTGGGACATTTATACTTTGAACGAAATACTTCTTAAGGCTTTCGTAGTTTACAATGAAAACCTGTGTAAGCCCGGCCTGGAAGTAAAGATGGAAGTTCTGTTTGATGTTATCATCAAGAATCATTGCCCTTTTGTGCGACCACATATGCCATTCCCTCTGCCAGTTTATCTTCAGAGATGAAGGTGCAATTACAAGGCTTGGGAATGCATCTGCGGCCACAACAGTTGCGATGGCCTGTGCAGTTTTACCTAACCCGGGCTGGTCTGCTATTATCAGTCTTTTCTTTTCAAGGGCATAAGCAACACCTTGCGCCTGGTAGGGGAAAAGTCTAAGCTTTAGAGGTATCTCGATACTCAGACTTGGCAGAGGCGGTATATCGGCATACTTTTCTTCCTCAAGGCTGGTGGCTGTCTGAAACTTATACCGCCGGGCAAATGCCATAACCTCATCCTTTTCAGAAAGTGGCACCAGCCAGCATTTATTGACCGGGTCAAACCTTCTTTCCGGAAGGGCTTTGACAGCCTCTACCAGGTGCGGCATGTACCGGAACTGTATCCGGAAGTATTTACCTTGCTCAGTTATGGTCATGATTAATTTTCTTCAAGGAATTCGTCAAATTCTCCTTTTGGCTGTGCAAGGGCTTTCTTGTTCTTTTCAATATAATCCCGAATATCCCAAGCCTGGATCGGTTTCACGTTGACCTGTCCGGCGATGCTCTTTACCATTTCCTCAGTCATAGGGTTGATGGCGTAGATAGCGTTAACGTTTACTATTCGGGTGAAAGCCGGACTTTTTTCAGTCTCCGGAACATCAATACGCACCATTGCACCACCGGCAATAGTTTGTTCAGATACTTCACCGGCTATTCGGGTATGGCCAAATAGTTCGACCATTGCCCACGTTTTAAATTGTTCTGTCATTTGAATTGAATCTTTAGTTGTTTATCCTGTTTAATTTCAAACTGATACTCTTTAATCAGGTTGATGGCTTCCGGGACAGTAACAAGCTTCGCTATTTCATCAAATGCAAGCATTATCCTGTGCCGGTAGCCGTCCACCTGTATGCCCTTCTTCCGGGCCCGATAGGTTAAGTTATAGCGACGTTTAGTTTTCGAGTCCATTTTACTTAGTTAAGAACTTCGTTTTGGACGCTTCCATCATTACTCCACTCGATCCAGCTTCATCCTTTAAAAGTTTTAGGAACTCGACCTCAACTTTTGCGCTGTCAATAATTGTTTTGGCAGTAGCCGTAATTGCTTTGGCTGTGTTGATGTCTATTTTTTCGCATGGGTCGGCATCTTTATCAGTATTAGATTTCAAGCGTTCGATCACTTCAAACAGGTGATCACGTAATGCGGGTAAATCATTCTTTGCCATAGTCTTTAATTGCTTTTTTGAGTTTATTCATCGCCATAATGGCTTCCTGCAAGTCTTTTGGGTAATTGTGTCTGGTATTGCGAAGCATGTTCTCCTCGCGTGTTATGAGTTCAAGGTTCTCGATTCGGAAATTTGAGGTGTCTCCGTTTTTGAATGCAACAATTTTACCTTCCGGAACCGGGCCGTAATGCTGTTGCCAAATGTGCCTGTGAAGCAGGTCAAATTTTCCCTGAGCAATCCTGACGTGTGCGTATGGGCGGCCATGGGAATCAACCCTGACTGATATGTAACCATCGCACTTGGCGTTGTGCGGCAAATGACCTTTCTTGAACCAAGTAGCCTTTGATTTCTCTTTTATGTGCTCTGGCAACTTTTTGCCTTTATTTGCCGGGACATGGCCTTTGGGGAAACGATAAGGTTTGCCGATATCAGCAAGCCTCTTGTTTAGCCGGCCAGATCTCTCACTCTGAAGAAAATCCTCAGACTTTTTCAAACCGAGCAAATAAGCCTGATTGTATACTGAATGTATGGATACACCAAGAAACTCAGCTATTACAGCAGAGCTGATATGCGGATATCTGCTCTTGAGATACCTTAGATCTTCACCGGTCCAGGAGTGCCTTTTCATTGTTTGAGTTCAGCAATTTTCTGATCAATCTTCTCTTTGCGCTTGAGGTAAACTCCCTGATGCTTGAGCTCGATTTCTTTAACCCTCTCAGGGTATTTCTCAGTAGCGATGCTTATAAGTGATTTTGCTTCGCTCAGGTGGTAAACAGGAGAGCCTGTTTCGAGCCTGTTCTGCAGAAACGCGCGGAATAATCGGTTTATCTGATTGATATCAAGTTTGGATGCTATTTCTATCTTTTGCTTGTTATCAATGTAGCTTCCATTAGGATTGATTTCTTCTCTTAAGGGCACATATCCAATATTTTCAAGAAGGAGGACATAAACTGCCTGCCATTCGGATTGTGAAAGGTTTTCCTCGATGTTGCTGTAGATGTTTTCTTCAAGCAGAGCTTTAGCATCCAGATAAGTCTTTTCAAAAGCTAATTCGCCATTGCGTTTGTCTTTCTCCTGAAGCTCTTTTATCTGATCCTTAACAGCGATTTCAGAGCCGGTGGCATCGGCATGGTCTTGCTTCTCCTTTCTTATTTCGTAAAGCAGTATTTTGCCTTTCTCGTTACCAGTAGTCATAAAGACTTTGCGGAAGTTCCCGGAAGAGATTGAACTTTCAAATTCTGTGAGGTCTTTTTCATACTCTTCAACCTCTGAGTCGTAGTCGTAAAGAGCGATATTATAATCTTCATCATCTTCGTAGTCTTCTCTCAGAGGCTTTTGAGGAAGTTTAGGTTCATAGAGCCTTTGAAAACCATTTGACCAAGAAATATCGACTACTGGAACACCTGCGGATTTGAGAGCCTTTACATCTTTTTCCTCTTCGCCATAAACACCCGCATGTACACCAAGGATCACATCCGGTTCCTCGTCCTGTATGCGCCTCAGTTCCCTTTCAAAATGGATATCGCTTTTGTGTTTGAAGCAGGATCGGTCAAGGCACAGGCCGGTTTCGGGGGAATCTGGAAACAGCAATAGGTTGGAGGCCGTGTTTTTCGGGCAAGTTGTGCAAAGCCCGGCTTTCTTATCAAGGGTCAGATCATCAAGGGAAAAAGGAGCATCTGAAAGCTTCAGGGTGAACTCCCTTTCAATATCTCGTATAAGACCCCTTACAGACGGACATGTCCAATAGCTTGACCTTTCTTTAAAGTATTCTTCAAAGAATTCTTCCTGGTACTTTGATTCAAGCTTACTGATCTCAAGGGCATGTGTCAACCCAATGATTTCCTTTTCAAGTAAATCCCTGAATTCCGGAATCAGGTCATTGAGTTTAAGCCTGTGCCTGATATAGGAAGAAGATTTACCGAAACGCAGACTCAGGCTTTCAATGTCGTATGTTCCCTTGTCAATCAAACTCTTGAATGCGAAAGCCTCTTCAAGGGGTTTCACGTCTTTTCTCTGAAGGTTCTCGGTGATCATCAGGTCGAAGGCTTCTTCATCTGTAAGCTCTCTGACAATGACCGGGACCTCTTGCAAATCTGCTATGACTGCTGCAGAAAGCCTACGTGAACCGCAAATCACTTCATAGATTGGAATGGTTTTCTTTTTGACCTGTGTGTTCAGCCTGGCAATGATAGGCTGAAGAATGCCCATTTGTTTAATGCTCTCGGCAAGTTCATCAATCCCATGCTGGTCAAAGGTCTTGCGTGGGTTCATGGAGCTGTCATGCAGCTGGTTAAGTTTAATGTACTGGATTTGTTGTTGCATTGTTTATAGATTTATTGGTTAAAAAGGTGGGGGACAAGGCAGGAATCGAACCTGCAACCATGCCTTTGTGGGGCACCGCTCTACCATTGAGCATTACCTGTCCTGTGATCATTGTCATGCTGCTTCAACTTCTTCTGCCTTTTCCTCGTCAAATGGAAGCTCCAGCTGCTTTATCAGGTACTTGCCCTCGAGATAGAGTTCAACTTCGTAAATGCAGGCCTGGACATCATTGTACAGGTCGCTTTCAAATTCGTAAGGTGCGTGTTCATCGGTGAATTTTGTGAAGGGGGAAACGAGGTTTAAAACCTTACCGGATTCAAACTTCCGGGCACCAATAATCACCACTCCTTCATGTTCTTCCTCTCCACCGATAGAGATACCTTTTACCTCGTAATCATCAAGGATGCTCAGATCGTAGTTCTCGATGCTCCCATCAGTAATAGTATCAGCTTTCCGGAGATCACAGATCTTAACCAGATGAACCTTCATTCTGTCAAACCTGGCGAGAAGGTCGTCATGCACAAGACCTGTGCATTTCAGAACAACTTCGTTTGTGACTGGTCCGTTGTCGGTGTGGATGGTTTCGGTAAGCTCGACTTCGAGGCTTCTTCCTTTGATTTTAGCTTTTTTGATTCGCTTTTCCATATTTCAACTTTTTTTCCTGTGACTAATTCGTATTCATTGAGTGAATGCTGTGCTGCATGAGTAACCGCTGAGTATGTGGGACCCCGTGCCCGGAGCAGGTTGACCTCAAGGAACTTTTCCTCGTCCATGATCACCACACATTGATTTAGCCTGATCATGATCATGGTAGTTTGATGGTAAGGAATTCAGAGGTTGAAGTATGAGGCGGGTTGATGACTTCCCCGGTTTCTGTGTCCGCAATACCCATCCCTGGCTTGATGTTTTTGAGGAAGTTTTCACGCTCCTTCAACTGTTCCGCTACGGACTGTTTTTGAGTGTTAAGTTTTTCCCAAACAGAGTCGCTGCATTGGGTGAAGTCGTAGGATGTGCGCTGAGTCTTTGTGACTGAGCAGCCAAACACCTTGAATGTTTTCTCTGTGTACTTTTCAGCCTCGGCCTGAATTGCTTCCTTTACATCAGGATGCTTGCGGATGGCGTTAACGGTTTCTTCCAGGTTCTTGAGCATGATCTCAAGTTGCAAGGGGTTACGCTCTCCTGACGTGATTTCGTCAACACACATCTGGACGAATGTCTCCCTTTCGGCTTTTGTGGCCGGTAGATAAGTGAATTGTGCTATTGCTGTTTCCATGGTTTTAAGATTTTACGATTTGATAAATGTTTCGGGTTAACTCGATGTCATAAGAGGCATCATGGAGCTTAGTCTGGTCAATATGGCCAAGCAGGTAAGTAGCTACTGTCATTAGCTTGAAGTTGATCATGTCCGGCCTTTGCTCAATGAGATACTGAGTTGCCAGTACCATTACATCAATTGAGTTCGACCAGAACCATGAACCAAAGAACTTGTCATTGTTGCGAATGAAGAATGCTCTCAGGAAGTCGTTATCAAAATGAGCATTGTTCCATCCGGCAAGAAAGGCTTTGTCAAGGTTATTGAACTTCTCGATGTGCTTTGAAAGCATGAAGATGAAAGCCCTATAGACCTCAGCTTCTGAAGGGTATTGCCTGATCTGTTCAATTGACTTGCCTGATATTTTCAGTGCATCAGGGTCAATGACAAGGTGAGGGGCGGGGTTGATGTTGAAGTCGAAGGTTTCTTTTACTTCACCATCAATTTCAATGAGTCCGGACAGCTGATGAATTCCATGAATTTTGCTGTCAAGTCCGGTCGTTTCAACGTCGAAGAATAGGATTTTTGTCATGTCTATAGTTCTTATAGTGATTCAAATTCCTTTTCCAGTTTCTTGATTTCCTTTTCGAAAATCCTCTTGATTCTCATTGCGCAATCAACGAGTTCTTCGACTACTTTTTCTCTGAGTTCAACTGGGATGTTGGTGTTCCCTGTTCCATAAGAATCGTTATAGTAATCAGACTTACCATCCTTTGGTTTTGCCTGTAACTCCATTTTAATAGAGCCGAGAGTGTATCTTTCATCATCAATCGCCTCTGCTGCATTAATTCTTGATCGGTAATCGTTAATGGTTCTGTCGAGTTCACGACCTTTTTCTAACTGTTCTTTTTTCATGATACTTTAGTTAATAGGTGTGTGTAATTCTTGATTGTCATAAACTTAGCAAACTCCTCAGCGATGTTCTGAACATCATCAGGGAGCTTGTCATAGCGTAGGCATGGGAAAGGTTCGTGAGGAATGATCTGCCCTTCAAAGCGGCCGGAAGGGTCTGTGCCTTTATATCCACGAACTTCAAACACATCGTACCAGAAAGACTGGGCGCCAAACATATCCAGGTAGAATTTCCACTGGCATGAAGAGTAATACTCTCCCCATCCCGGGTAGCTGAACTTAGTTTTGGCATCCCTTATCTGAATGCCTTCGATACCATCTGCCCGGCCAGTAACCAACAATTCTAAATGTCTTGTCTGGTAAACTTTCTTTGTCGGTACTTCATGAATCATCTGTGGGTGTGCATTGCGATAGTCTATCGCTGGTTGCGCCTGCTCAGGTGTAAAGGTTATTCCCTCAACGGTAAGTGAACCATTGAGTTCGTAAGGTAATTCGATGATCTTGTGAAAGGCTTGCCCTAACCGGGTTTTGTCGTTGCCGACAAATTTCCCGGTTATGCTTTCAATGAGGGCAGCCTCAGTATCATAATCACTGACATTGTCCACCATCCGGCGGAACTTCTCCAGTATGGAAACTGATACCCGGTACATAGCTACACAATTGAGGTTTGACCAGATTGTGTTTGAACAGCAGGAGCAGGGGCCAATGGCTTTTCAAAAGCCTTTGAGGTTTTGTTGACCACAAACCCAAGTTCTTTGGCTCTGTCGGAAACAAGTTTTCTTAAGGCCTGACTGTAGGAAACAGGCAGTTCATTGATCACAGCAAGAAGTCCGGTCAAATCATCCGGCTCAGTCACCTTTGAAATCTTCTCCTGATAGGTGGCAACTTTTTCAAGTGCTTCCCTCTGTGCTTCGCTCATTTGACTTATAGCCTCCTTCACATTCTCAATTATGTGGGCCATAAATGTCCTGAAAGCAGGGTCAGTTTCGTTCGGAATCTCCGTTACCGGAAGCCTGGCTACATTCTTTCCGATTGTGCTGTCAGTTGGCTCCCACTGGATGGAGCGTTTGTTGTTGATCGTGCGCATGTAACCTACCTGGTCAGCAATTCTGAGCAAGACATTGTAAGATTGACCGGTGACATCCGGAATCTTTTTGATGGTATCACCTTCCTTTTCATCTTTCGCGTGTGCGATGATAACAAGGTCTGCATTCTCGCTCCGGCGGTTGGAAACAAACAGCTTGAACTCGTCACCAATAGCACCGTAGGCTTTCAGTTTGTTCTTTGCTGCAGAATAATCCTGCTTCACAACATACGACATCAGGAAGTCATCCAGAGCTGCCTTTGCCGTGTCGATTCCAACTGTGTTGTATAGGCTGAATGTACCGGCACTTTCTTCCGACTGAACATCTTCCCATCTGTGGACAATCAAGGTGTCCTGGCGGTTGATTGATCTGTCAACCCCGCGGTCAAAATCAATCAACAGGGGTTGATCACTTGTGTTAAACAGGCTCGTTTTACCGATGCCCGGCTCACCATACACGACGATAACTACCGGTCGTTTTGGGAGGCTTTCTTCTTTTTTAAGAATTGGCATTGTTTGAATTATTAGGGTGTGAATAACTTTTGATTGACAAATGCTTTTTAGGCATGTACCTTTGCCCCGGCATTGTTTAGGATTAGCTCACCCTCCGGGGTGGGCTTTTCTGTTTTAGGGTCATAATGAAGGTGCTTGATTACAAGCTGACGTGTCGTCTCACGTGGTTCGTGCACGTAGTTACCGTCATTCATTGAGCACCTGTAGGCCAAATAATTGTAAAGGGCTCTGAGCTCTCGGTCAGAATCGATCTGATCTGTGGTGAATGTGTCACAGAATTCCTTGTAAAGGATCCTGCATGTTTTTGGGCATTGTTTCATGGGTTTTAGGATTTATTGGGTTGGGTTTTTACTTTGTTCTTGAAAAGGGCACTCGCGCGGAAAACAGGGATGCTGTGGGCCGGGATGTGAACAGATTCGCCACGGTTTAGGTCCCGACCTGTCTTACTGCGCCTCCAGACGGTTTCAAAAGTTCCGAAACCATTGATCTTAACAATATGGCCTTTAGTGACCTGTCGCATGATAACTTCACACGTTGCGCTGATAACTGATTCAGAATCCCTCTTTGGAATCCTGGTTATGCAGCTTACAATTCCTGCTAATTGTTTTCTGCTGATTGCTTTTTTCATTTGGTAAGTTTTTCTGCTGAATAAATTGATTCGAGTTCTGCTAGGGAGTAGGTTGCCTTATGATTGCTTAAGCCAACCTTTATTCTTTTTATCCTGCCCAGATGCTTCCATTTCTTCACGTTCGCTTCACCAAAACGCCTGTAGGCTTCACGCTGGCTTATTTCATCCTTTCCGGACAAGCCAACTTTTTTCAAGGCATTGAGTGCTCCAAGTTCTGCAGCGGCCTGAAGCATCTGATGAAGTTTATGTGCTTCAATTTCCATGGCTGAACAGATTATGCTTATTAGAATAGGTGATGAACTCTGCCATAGTGTGGCTGCCAGTTTTCCGGAAAGCTGCTTTCTTGTGGTTGAGAACAGTATTGATACTGATGTAAAGCTTGTCGGCTATTTGGTTCTCATTCAGGCCGGCATGAAAAAGCTTCATAACCTGAAGCTCTCTCTCGGAAAGGTTGCTGTTGAACTTTGGGTTGCATATGACTTGGTCATACTTGCATTCGCCTCTCATTGGGCATGGGACGAATTCAAACCGGAATGTACCGGCATCAAAGTCCAGTACATTATCAAAATTTCCGAAGTTGCATTTGAGAAACCGACGCACGATCAGGAACTCATAATAGAATAAGGAGTCGGATGATGCTTTGTAGGCTTCACTCATTGCTTTGTAAGCATCAGGATAGCTTTCTCTAATCCTGGCGATCATACCAGTAATGAATTCCCTGTGTCGTGGTTCAAGCTTGTAATGTGCTTGCCCGGCCGGAGCAATCATTACTTCTCCCTCTGGGGTGCTGTAGGTTTCGAATATCATGGGAAGAGTAATTCAGGTGAAACACCAAGTTTTTCAGCTATCAGGCTTTTTTTGAGGGCATCCGGTTTATATTCTCCGGCAATCCAGCATCGCACTGTTGTTTCGGAAACAAGACAGAGAGCGGCTATTTCCTTGATAAATCTGGCCCGTGGGGTATCTTCAGACCTGTCGGGCAAGGTGAAGTACTGACCCCTGAAAGTTAATTTTTCAGATTCTGGCACAACATAGTTGCTTTTGCGCCCTCTCTTTTTGTATATTCGCTCCATATAATTATAAATTTCGGTACAAATATAAACACATTTGATGAAAAGTCAACACATTTGATGAATATTTTTAATAAAAATGATGAAAATTTTGGGGCAAGACTTTTAAGACTTATTTCTCAACACTTTAAGAGTCAGTCTGATTTTGCCGAAAAGCTTGGTAAACCTGTTCAGTCTATCAACAGAATCATCAAAACTGATAAGGCAAGCCTTGATTTTTTAAACGAAATCGTTGAAATCATTCCTGATGTTAACCTTAACTGGTTATTAAAAGGAGAGGGGTCAATGATGAATGCTGATGCAGGTGCCGATAAAGAACATACGGGTTCATATTCTGAATCAGTTTCAGTTCCCAAACTGGTTCTTGATGTCCTGTCCAGCCAACAGAGGACGATAGAAAACCTCAGCGAGACGCTTAAAAAAACGGCTGCCCGGAAGGAAGGTCATGCCGGATGTGCCGCTGCGGGGTAGTGTTAGGTATTCGGAAAATGAAGTTTTGATTATAATTGTTTGTCGATATGGATCCTTTCCTAGTATTAGTCATTATTGTTGTGATAGGATTTGTTATAGCTGTCGTAAAAGGCAACCAGAGATTCAAGGATAATCTTGATTCTATGGAATCAAAGGGTTATAGAACTGACAGCATGATAGATGTTGGTAAATATTTGACCGGCCATCCAGATTTAGACAATGCCGTAAACGTGGTTTGTGTCTTCCCAAAGGATGATAATTTAGATCTATTCGACTCATCGACACTTAAAATGGTAAATGTGGCAACCATAAAAAAGGAATCGGTTAAGAATGTGCTCGTAGAAGATCAAACAACGATTGAAAAGAGGGTTACAGTTGCCAGATTATTACTTACCGGAATTTTCGCTTTTGCTCTTAAGAAGAAGCAAGTTAATGAGCTTGCCTACTTAATCCTTGAATGGGGCGACGGAAGGTTTAACCATGAGACCATTTTTGAATTTGAAGGAAGAAATGCTATAACAAGAGCTAATACAGCAAGAAACCAACTTATTAAAGTTTTAAGATAAAGCAGATGCAACCAGAGGAAAGCAAACAGATAATCGAAAGATTCTTCAGGGCATTAGATTCATTGATTGAGTCCAAAAGGATAAGAGGGATATCGACCTTTTGTCGATATCATGGAATTAACAGGGGCAATTTACTTAAACAGAGAGATGACCTGGACAGGGCTTTATTTAAGGTATCATGGCTCACGCCCCTTGTACGGTACTATGGTATCAATCCCCGGTGGCTGCTTACCGGTTTCGGGCCGATGGTAAAGAAAAGGAAGTAAGTTGCAAGATGCTGTAAACAGGGTGGTTTTATAAACACTATACAGATTATGAAAGCAAGTTTTTTCGCGTTGTTCGGGCTAATAGTTCTTCTAACTAGCTGTAAAAAAAATGATGCCAATCTTAAATTAGAAACCCGTTACCTATTGCTTAATATTTCAGATACTGCTCAAGTCAAAGCTTCAGGACCACAGAAGATTGAGTATTATTCATCGAATGATTATGTTGCCAGTGTATCTGAAACTGGACTGGTTACTGCAAGAAAAGTTGGTGAATGTAGAATTGTTGTAACCTCCGGTGATGAAATATTAGGTTTCAATTGTATTGTCCAATCAAGCAATTTTTATATTTATTATAGTCAGCCGAAACTATTTTTTGGATCATCAAGAGAAGAAGTCAAGAACCAAATAGGTCATGTTATGTTCGAAACGTCAAATGCAATTGTCTTTTATGAATGTGCAGATTTTGTGTACCTTTTTGATAGTGAAGATAGGATGGAGGGTGTATATTTTACAGAATGGGTGTCTGATTCTGTTGAACTTCTTCAATTCCTTAACGAAAGATATGTTGAAATAGAACCTCTTCCTGGATTTGATAAGACATTTATCAATGCTTTCGATAAAAGTGATGCAACAATCGCCATCAGCCTTCACACTCCATTTTATTTTTACGAGTGGGCAGTTCTTTACACTCCCTATAAGTCAACAATGAATTATTCGACGGATCAAATTCAATCGCTTAACCGGATATCAGAAACATTAAAAAAATCAATGTTGCTTCCGACAGATGAAAGAATTCGAAGTTTGATCAAGAAAAGGAAAGAGTAGGGTGAGAAGGATATAGAAAACCAGTATACTAATCTCAAAACAAAAGCAAATGGCACACGAAATTAAACTTGAAGTTTATACTTTAAGATTGAGACGGAAATCAAAGGATAACAAAGACAATGACGAGTACCTCAAAATTGACAACTTCTTCAATAATGTTGATTTTCTTGATTTCTTCGAGAAGTTTATTAATAACTTCGGTAACGAAATGATTATCAATGAAGATTATAAGAAATCCTTTCAGTTTCAACAAGAGTTTACAAGAATCGACAGAAAAAATCGAAAAATAAGCGGGATTATTGAAAGTGGTGATTATGGACTTGATGGCAAAATCGTTAACACAAAATCTGGTAGACTTAATTACCATAAGTCTACAGAGGATACTGATATAAAGCCTTTCTATTTTTTGGTAATTTTTCCTGAAAATTCAAACAAAGGTTTTGTTGTTTTGCAACGTACGGGAATATATGGCATTAATAGTGTATTCAAATCGCATCTCGAATTGTTTTTCAAAAAGGAATTTACGAACCTGATGATAGAGATATCTCAGTTCGTGTCGAAGAATCTTGCAAACAAATTCCTGAATAATGGTGGGGTTCGTGAATTAACCTTAAGAAGGTACAACCTGCCTTCAGATGTTATTGAAAAATTAGGAATGACAGATCAATCAGAGGACATATTGTCAGTGGAATTCAAAATTGTATCAAAAAGAAAGAAGTCTTTCGTCGGTTTCAATAAGAGAATAACCAAGTTCATTAAAGCTACTAATGGTTCATTTTTCGATTTGCCTGAACTTAGCAAATTGGGATTCGATGATAAGGCTCAATACTCAGTGAAGATAAAGTTGGGCAATAGTACACGAACAATTGATTTGTCTGAACATGGTCAAATTAGACCTTATTTTGATGTAGAAGATCATGTAGATAAGGATCCGAAAACTGGACACCCAATTTTCGAAAGTATTGATAAATTTGCTATTGAATTGGTAAATGATTTGCTGCTTGAAATTGTCCCATCAAAGTAAATGTAATTGATTATGAAAATTTTAAACAAGATCAATGTCTCAAGAATTTTTCTTGAACATATCAAAACTTTAAGGAACGATAATTCGAATAAACCAGGTGCAGACGACATTCTAACATTCCTCCTGGTTCCGTTTTTCTTTTCAGCATGCCTAATGTATTTCAACATTAGACTTAATGGTAGTGCGACAGAGATCTTAATCACAACACTTTCAATACTTGTTGGGTTATTGTTTAATGTAATTGTTATTATTTTCGACATTATCAAAAGGGACAATTCTAAGAAACTTAAAAACAGAATATTAGAACAGCTTCTCGCAAACATTTCTTATACGATACTGATTTCTATCGTGATAATTATAATAACACTCTCAACATTTATAAGATCTGATATTGTTTGCCTGATTACACACTTTCTTCTGTATTTTCTTCTTTCTCACTATTTTCTTACTGTTCTGATGATTCTGAAAAGAATGTATGCGCTTTTCATCAATGAACTCAAGGAAATTGAAGATGATAAGTGA